TTCCCTGTATTGCTGTAAAAATCTACCTTCCATATCCAGATAAATGATATTCTTATTGCACTTCGGAAGTTCCAGATAATCCTCTTTTTTCAGGGTCAGGCACTTATCCGCTATTCTCTGGTAAATCCGTTCCTTTGCCCCCTCTTTCGGAGTCCAGTTATAACCCATGTAGTCAGAATCGAAATAAGTATCTTTGTACAGGGTAAAAGTCCGTCCCAATCGGTCTCCATTATCCAGAAGGTACATCTGTGACCAGATATCCAGTAATCCATTGGAGGCGGGCGTTCCCGTCAACTGGATCATGCGGTTGATCTTATGGTTCGCCATCTTGAGGAATTTCATCCGTTTGGAGCGGGGATTTTTGAACGCCGAGGATTCGTCGATCACTACGCAGTCGTAAGGCCATGTTTTCCGTTCGATCATAGTTTTTATCAGCCACTGCACCATTTCCTTGTTGACCACATGGATGGGAACCGGGGACTCCAGAAGACGTTCCCGTTCTGCCCGGGTGCCGTGTAATACGGTGCATTTGATATGGCCTAGATGTTCCCATTGAGAGGGTTCGTTAGGCCAGACAAATTTTGCGACCCGGAGCGGAGCGATCACAAGAATTTTTTGGATTTGTTTCTGTTTGAGAAGTTTGTCCAGAGCGGTGAGTGCGGTAACGGTTTTCCCAAGTCCTACGCCCGCCCATAAAGCGCACTTCTCATTGTTCAGCATCCAGTCGATCATGCCCAACTGGTACTGGTGAAGTTCTTTGTACGTTCGCCTTTTCATCCTGTCCCTCTAGTTAGTTCATTGATGCCCGATACGGGAGTCTCGCATCCAGTTTGTTGTAACAGCTAAAACAGATTGGAAGATGAATATCTACCATCGGGAACATTCGTTCCGCTTCTTCTATTTTTTGTATCCGTTCTTTTGTCCATGAAGACCTGAAATCCAGTTCGCACAAAACACATAAATTAGGGTCTGGGCGATCTGAGTCCATTGTTAATTCCTGTTTTATTCTTTCCTAGAAAATCTTTTTAGTCGTTGGGTTCGACGACCTAACTCTGTAATCTTCGTAATTTAAGTCCGATACACAAGGATCACATAATATTTTATTCCGATAGAGATATCTATCGGTACTGCTTTCTTGAACATCACATTCGCCTACGTGTCTCCCATGGTTCTTTCCGCATAATTCACAATTTGGAAATTTCATTTTTTATCCCTCGATTTATATTGTATCCAGTATAGCGCACCAACATTAACGTCATGTTAACCGAACATTAAAAACAAATTAAAATCAATTCCTGTTTTTAGCGTAGGACTCAACCATTTTTTCGCCACTTCGCCCCACAACATATCCCCCAACGCCGATTTTCAGAAGCCCCCACATAGCTTCCGGGATTTCTAATTCCAATGCCGTCCCCCCAAACAACTGGACATAAGGAAACAGAATATAGTTGTTAGCTATGATGAAAACAAACGTCAGCATCATAATCGGACGCCAGTTGCTTGCGATAAAACTTTGACTGCTTGCTTCGGCAACTATAATATCCCGTTGAGCTTTTACCACTTCTTGTTCAAGGCTGACAAGTTTATTTTTTATCGCCGTTTCAAGTTCGTTCGCCTTGTCTTTATCTTCGACAAACTGACCTACTAAATCGGTAACTCCTTTAACTGCGTCGCCCCATCCGAACATATTCTTCTCCTATTGTGTTCTGGTTTTCTTGTTGACAATATACGAAACGTGCGATTTTGACATCTTGTATTTCTGCACGATTTCACTGTGAGTTGCGCCGTCTTTTTTCATCTGTCTTACATCTTGTATTACTTTGTCCGTGTATTTACAAACTGGGGAGTCTTCTCCGAATCTTGAAAATGCGTTTCTGCCGTGGCGGATACAGTCTTGGGCGTTCTCTTTGTGATTTCCCCATTTTAAATTATTTATGTTATTGTTCGCCGGGTTTCCGTCCAGATGGCGACAAATTTCTCCCGGCTCTGGAAGCCTATCAAACGCTTTTAAAACTTCTCTGTGAACTCTAAACGATTCTCCATCTTTTCTCAGCCTTATTTTTTTGTAGCCTTCTCTGGTGAAACTTGATTTTCTTCTGTATAGCCCGTTTTTTCTTGCCAAGGAATAGATTTCTCCGTCTTTGGAAATGAAGAAATCGGGTTCTCCAATGAAGGGTCTGACTCTTCTTGTATTTCGAATAGTGCTACTCCTTTTTCAACGGTGTCGATCACGTGAACGGTTAATCCCTCTCTTCGGAGTATTTTGTGAATAATAGCTTGCCCTCTTGTGGGAAACTTCCCGGGAGCTTTAAATTCAATCATTTTAACCTGCCCATTCTTGAAATACAAGCGGTCAGGAACCCATCGTTGTGACGGGCTGACCCATTTATAACTCAGCCACCCCGCTTTTTTCGCGTGTTCCGTGACTTTCTTTTCGATTTGCGCTTCACTGATTTTTTGCATTTCTTCTTTCCCTCTTTTTGCCATGTTTCAGCTAGGTTTTGGCCCTTTTGTTTTACCATCATGGTAACGAATTTTTCTGTGGGTGTAGGTTGGGCCGACGTCTTCACCCGTCCAGTTATTTTCGGTATCTTGTTGCTTCGTAAGCTTCGACGGTGATTGGTAATGTTTTTGCCCATTCAGGTGCATTCTCCATAATTGTTTTAAATCTTTTGACATCTCCATTTTTGACCTCCGATATTATTTCGTCGTGAACAGTTAACACGATGTCGTACCTTTCTTTTTCTAGCACAAGCATGGCTTCCGCCATGATATCCCGAGCGACTGCTTGGGTTACATTTTCCGCCAGTTTACCACCGAATGTATCTCGTTTGCACCATTTTCTGGTTATGGAATCCGTCCCGAAAAAAGTTATGTTCATAGCTTCGAATTCAAACGGCTCACCTTCTGCTTCTTCTGCCTCGTCGAGAAAGTGCTGTTTCGATTTATAGTCTATGGGGTTGTATAAAAACGTCAATTCCGGGTCGCCCCCTGTCGGCGGTATTTTATAACATAGGATTTTTTTCATCGCGCAATGCGGTCTGTAATAGGCGAGGTTTCTTCCCGAGGGTAAACGACACCAGAGGAAATTGTGTTGCATCCACAATGTTACTCCGTATTCAGCCGGAATAACTCCGGGTATTTTTTTGCCTTGACGGGTGATTGTAGTTATCTTGTTATTCCATATGGCGTCTTTTGCGGCCTCTTCTAAAGCCCACCAGAAATCAACAATAGCTTTATTCGATTTTCTCCATTCCTGTTTCAGTTTTTCAGCTTGTTTGCGGGGGATATCTACCCCGTAATTTTTTGCCATCACGCTGAATGCTCTGACTCCCCCACCGTACCCGCAAGCCAGTTCGGCGATTTTCCCTAGAAACCGTTCCTCTTTTGTTATGTCTTCTATTGGTTTTCTAAAAATTTTTGAAGCTGAATGTTCATAAATTTTTCCGTGTCCGGAAAAAATATCAAGCTTGTCTTGTTGACCCGCTAACCATGCGAGGACGCGGGATTCTATCGACGCGTAATCCCCGACTATAAATTTTTTTCCTTCACTTGGAATGAGTGTCCCCCGGACGGCGCTACTCAACGCTTCCATGGGGTCGGTGTCCGTCATCCTAAAAAGTTCCAGATCTTTTTGACGGATCATATCAATACACATTTCCGGGTCCAGAGTAGGTCGAGCTATGTTCTGAAGGTTGACACCCGTTGAAGCCCATCGGCCTGTGGACGCCCCGTGGTACATGATGTTTCCATGCAGTCGGGTTCCGCGCCCCAAACGTTCTTTTATTGAAATGTATTTTTTAGGGGCTGTTTTTGCCAAGGATAATTTTAGTTTCACTGCTTCGTGGACACCGTGTTTGTCCGGGGTTTCCAAAATATTTTTTAGGGTTGCTTTTTGAATGTTGTTTACCACTACTCCTTGATCGAGAAGCCAACCTAAAAACTGTTTCTGGCTGTTCGGGTTATCCAACCCGGTCAATTTTTTTAATTTTTCCGCCAACTGGTTTTGGATCGTTTCGTACACCGACATAGCGTCTTTTAACATGGGTGTATCAACTTTAATACCCCGAATGTTTATATCCTGATCCATCACCCATATTTTTCTTTCGGTCTCGTTTAAACCACACAATTTTTTAGAGATAGCTCTTTCCGTTATTACGTCTTGCTTACAGTACGCGTACATCTCTTTTAACAGTTCCGGGTCGTCGTTTTCTTTATGTGGTTTTGACAATCTGCTTATCAGGTAATACCCGCGTTTGTTTTTCATTTTATCTTCCGGCATTCCTAACACGTACCCACATTCTCCAAGAGACCTTGGCAACGCCATTGCGGAAGCAAGAGACGCCGTGTCGTACCATTGTGTAATGGGGGGTGTAGGAAGTTTAAGTACGTGGGTCCATATAACCCATTCAAAAAATGAATTCCACGCGTGGATTTCATATTGATTTGGGGCGGATAAAAAATCCGGGAGGGGTTTATCCGGTAGCCAAAGTTGCGGGGCGTCCTCGCTGTAGGCATACGCCATGCATATAACCCTCGTAGATTCGTGCGTAGCGTATGCCCACGCCCCCGCCTTTCTAATGTCGCATTCTGAATAAGTTTCGAAATCTAGTGATGTTTTTATCATTTTCAAGTTTTCCTAAAAAAAAGGCTTCGCCAGATACCCTACAATGCCAGAACTCGACCAAAGGCATAGTAGGGTATTGGCGAAAATGGCCTGTTTTACGCAAGCATATCGTCAACAGTATTATCAACGTTTTTCTGTTCAGGGATATCTTGAAACACGTTCTGTACGCTGAAAGAGCTTCCGAGAGGTTCGCCTTTTCTTACAAGCTGAACTCCGTTCAACCCGAAAGAAACTCCTTTGCTTTTGTTGTCGTAAGCAAAAGCGTTGATTGAAACACGGACGTAATCTCCCGACACGATCCCGTCTTCATCCATAAACTCTCTACGTTTTTGATCGACAATTTTAAAACGTTGGGTATTCTTGCAGTTGAGGAAGTAGTGGTCTCCGTATGGAGCCTGTCCCGCTTGGGCGCCGGAAGGGACTCCTATGGGGCCTCCATTTCCGGTGCCACTTTTGTCGCCATCCCGGAGAGGAATCCGCACACCGTTGGGTTGTTTGTCTCCCCATTTTCCCTTGATAGCAAATTTGATGGCTTGCTTTATAGCAGTCACCGTTTGGGTGTCGGATTTCGGAATCAGGATCATGCAGGAATACTCGTCTTTTCCCGAAAGATCGTTCTTTTCCGGTTTGAAAATTTTGGCGTAGGAAATTCTAGCCGGGGAGTTTTCATCCCCTGTTACAACGGTCAACAAATCTTTTTCGTCTTTTGTTAATGCAACCATCTTATACTCCTTTACGGTTTTAAGTTTCGATATCAGTAAAATCAGTTGAGGGCCATATTTCATCCCTTGAATCGGATTCCACTGCTATCGTCGGTTTACCTTCTGGTGAATTCCAGTAGGTTTCTATCTGTGTTACCGATAGATCTTTCTTCTTTATAATTTTGCACATTTGTGCGGGAGTTAAAAGTTTCTTGGAAAACATTTCGGATTTCCTTACCCCCATTTGAGTCAGTTTTCTTTCTATGTCGTCTTCGTTTGTCCATTTCCGGTTTCCGCTTCTGCCCATGACCAGTTTGTACCCCGGTATTTTTTCACCTTTGTCCAGTTCACTGAAAGCGTGAGCTTCCAGAGATTTTGCCCAGTTGACAAGCGTATTGACTCTTGGCAACAAGGCGCCGATTTCCGCGTGGGTGAGCGTATGAACTTCTTTTAGATCTTCTTCGGTCGGGATATCAGTGAAAGTATCCATCGCCGTTTTCAGCGAATGTTCCGCCAACGCCTTGCAAGTAGGTTTTGCCTTGCAGAAACGGCACTGGGTTTCCCCGGGGTTGAAAATGGGTTCTCCATTCCAAGCTTGTTCTGCCCGTGGACGAACTGAATCGGCTCCCCATGTCAATAATGCATTGACTGTTAGAGACCATTCACTTATATGGTCTAGTCTTGGCTGAACAATTGCTATGTGGACAATATCGTTATCCGCCAGTTTTGAATCCCAAACTACGCCAAGAGCGTATAACATTCCTTGTGTATTGTTGATAGCGTTAACCTTGACACCTTTGCCCATTTTCAGATCAACTACATGAATTTCATTATCTTTTACTTTTATGAAATCAGCGGTTCCAAACCCTTCATTGACATACAAAGAAAAGTCAACCCGTTTTTCAATATGGGTTTCTCCCTCCCCCAACGAATTGCAATAGTCAAGATAAGTTTGAACTGCATCTGCCATTTCCGTGTCAACTTTAAATCCTTCAGGGAAATTTTCAGACTTGTTGAACACCTGACCTTCAAACAAAGTTGCGGGGCGTTCTTTCTCCAGACACAACTGTGCCAGTTGGTGACCCGCCGTTCCGTACTCTGCGAATTCGGAAACGACATCTTCGGGGTATGACTCTTCCAGTAAAATTGATCCGGGGCAAGCCAACCATCTTTGGGACCCGGAGGCGGAAAGCCGTGCGTGTTTTTTGTGGTCGTTCATATTACGTCCCCTTTATGATGGTTCACCATGTAGGTTCCACTTTTCATAAAAATATCATAACTGGCGGGCGCGACTTCGCTGATGGATTTCGCGTCAAACGAGTCGAGAAATTTTCTTGCTTTTTCTGTTCCGCAAGTTTTGTTGATCTGGATGAGAACGTCTTTGATCTGGTCTTTAGAAATGTTACTGGAAGGGGTTTCCTGTTTGAGCGGGGCTTTTCGTTCCTCTTCTTCTTTCGCCGAAATCATGTCGATAAACGCCTTAAACATGGCGGTGTTCTGGTCGATGACTTTGGCAAGCATAAAAAATGCTGTTGCTATCCTATCTTCTTCCGCCTTTTTATCCTTTTTTGTCGCCATTCTAATCTCCAATTTAAAAGTTAAGGAGGGTGTAGGCTCGATGCCCTCCGTCACCGCGAAAAACCCGTACCGTATTTAAGTCGCCCGATACGGCGTCGGCCCACTCAACGAATGAAAAGGCGACGATTCTCCAAATATTTTACGTTTTCATGCCATGCGTGTAACCGCATAACGTCGTCATCTGTCAAACAAAAAGTTCCTGAATCACAAGTACACTGCATGAATTCCGGCAACGCGATCAGTTCTGGTTGTGCGGTAGCTTTTTTTATAGGGATTGCCATACATATGTTTAACAAGGCTAAAAAAATGAAAACCCCCATTTTATGATATTTCCGGATGAAATGTGCCATGGCTCAAACTATTCTCAGATTCGTTTTTCAGCGTTTTCCCCTTGGGTGTAAAGAAACGACTGTTTGAGTTGCCTTTTTTTGAAATAAGTTTATGAAACCCGGGGTTCCAAAAACGCTCTTCTAATTCTTCGGTAGAAATTATTTTCTTCAAGTTCCCGTTGCTGTCAAACACTTTGACCGGGTGTAACATAAGTTGTTCCTTTCAAGAGATTTCTCAAATCGTTCACGTTAAAATTAGGACACGTTTTTTCCGGGTTGAATTCATTATGCCCGAATATGTTATCTGGGGTCAGTTTATAAGCGGAAAGTAAAAGGCTCAATAAGGTCGGTAAAGCGTCGAACATTTGTTTGCCTGTAAAATGATGTTTTCCTATCAGGCAGACGCCTATGCTGTCCGAATTATGGCCCCTTACATGGGCGCCTTTTTTCTCCAGATTGCGTCCTTCTTGGATTATGCCATCGTCGCTCCCCTTATACTTGCGACACGATTCCTGTACTCCATTGGTAATCACATAATGATAACCGATTCCATCCCACCCACGGGCTTTATGCCACTCATCAATAATACTGGCGGACCCGAAGTCAGAATCTGAACAATGGATGATTATTTTCTTTATCTCGTTCATTCGTCCCCCCATCTTTTAACAGTTTTTATACAGCCCATTGGGATTTGCCCCTTGTTGGCTATATTGGTTTCATCTTTTCCCGCCTCGTCCATACTCATGCAGAAGAATAAGGTGTTCTGGGTTGATTTTATAAAAAACCCCACGGACTTGATCATTATTTCCTTGAGATCCGATATTTGTTTCATATTAGACCACGAGATCGGATCATTATCATCAAACCCCGCGTCCATCCACTCCACGACTACTGGTTCCCCGGGTTTCAAAGCTTTTATTTTTGAACGCATTAACTTTTTCATTATACCCAGTATATCATCCCAACATTAAAATTAGATTAACGCAACATTAAAACCCCATTAAAAAAGCCACGCGAGGACGAATCCACGCGTGGCAATGAAGGGCAAGCGGATGTCAGGAAGGGCAAGGCGTTACCCGTAAACACCGTTCCCTTCTCGATTATATTCTGTTTCGCCTTGATCATTCCTGTCATCTCGGTTTCGCGTTTTCACGTATTCTCTAAACCAAGCGTACAGGAAGGGCGGTTTCAAGTCAAGATTTTTCTACTTCTTTTTGCCGTCCATCCCGTCCGGGGCGTTCGCGTTGTTGAAAACATTAAATGAAAACCAGTTCAAAATAGGCCAGAGTTTCCCCACGATGGGCAAATCTTCGGCGTACCTGTCCTTCAGGATCATGGTTACAACGTTGGCGCATAGCACTATCGTCGCCAAGTGGAAAAACCATGGTTGGCTCATTAACCAATCCATCACTATCTCCTTTTTATATCATTTTATAAAACATGACCGATATAGCCCACCCGACCATGAACCATATGAATTTATCCATATGTTTGGTAAAAAAATTGTCACCCATTACGGCTCCTTTTTAGTTATTTTATCACATTTCGTGTTATGTTCCAGTTCTTCTGCCACAATCTCTGCTCCGAGATGTCCTATAAAACTTCCGGCTGTTGTGCTGATAAAAACACAACCTCCTACTTGTATATATATTAACAAAAAGAAGAAGAAGAAGAAAAAGTTATTTTTCATGTTATTTCTGCATTCCCAACCAAGCAGCAGCCGCGCCTAAAACAGTCGCTACGGCTGTTCCCATACCCTTAACTACTTTTATACTTTGTTCTATTCTATCTACGCGAGTATGAATTCTTTTTACTGTTTCTTCATTCGAGTCTATTTCCTTGCCAAAACTATTAATTAATTCGTCTATTCTCTTGAATCTTAATGCTTCCAGATCTTCATGGCTTTTAAATTTATCTTCTATAAATTCTTTTAGTTCATGTATTGCTTTATTAGATGGCGGCATAACAAAAGCTCCCACCACCGAAGCCGTAGCCAAGTACCATCTGAATTAATACCATTACTAACACGAAATAGATTCTCTCTTTCATTAGAAACCGGATAAATAATATGCCACAACTAGAATAATTATAATGCCAAATAATAATCTCATTTAAATTTAGAATCCACCCAACACTTGCCGTAATACATAAGTCCTATCCATAATGAAAACAAAAACCCCTCTATGTACCCTAAGTCATTCCATATATCTAGAACTTCCATTTAGTGTATTCTCGACATTGCAATTACATAAGCTATAAACAAACCAACTCCAACAACTGTAGCACCACCTAAAATCCAGAGAAATATTTTCATTACGGTTTAGGATACTTCGCCTTCACATCTGCCCTGCGTTTCTCGATGGCTGCCTTATCGTCTGTGTCGTAGAGGGCTACCGTCAGTTCAAGAATTGATGGATATTCCATCCTTCTCTTTTCTGCGTAAGTTTTGACTGCTAAATCTTGTGCCTGATATTCTGCTACTATTTCAACATCATCACCATACCCAGCCTCCAAATCAGACAGATCAATGCTCCTGTTACGAGAAACATCATCCAACATAATCTGCAAATGTTCAGGCTTACTAGGATCACCACCACTCTCAGCGTGTAAGTATCTGCCTGTTGATTTTTGTTTTACATATCTCATAAATTATCCTTTATCAATCAGCGATGAATCTAAAGCATAACGCCTCAATATAATAACTACCAGTAGTTGTGCCTGTTTTAGCCCACCCAACAGTAAAACCATCCGCATCAAGAGAATTGACCGCAAAACTTTTGTAATGCCCACCAGTATTGCTCCAATAATAACTAAAATAACTATTAGCGTTACCAGAAGTTTCTGTAGAATCATCTTCAAAGTACCAACCCCAGTTATTTGCCCCTGAACCAGTTGAAAAACCAATACCACCTGCCAGTTCTTGATCTTTATTACAAATAAACATAATTAACTGTGGGACAAATCCAACACCAGTAAGAGCTACTGTTCCAGTTGCGGCAGTAAGATCGTGGATATATATTTTCCTTGCGAATTGAGTAACTGTATCACCACCACTAGGAGCTACTGGACTACCGCCATCCACTAATGAGTAGCCTGTCTGTACAACTGTGTTAGCTGCTACAGCAATAAATGACAGAATATCCCCTGCAGCAGTTGTAAAGTTAGCGGCTCCAGATAAGGTAATAGCAGCGTTGTCTGTTATTGTTACTGCCCCATCAAACTGTAGAGTGAATCGTCTTCCTGCTGCTACGGTCATACCAGTAATCCCAGTAGTACCAGTAATATCAAAATAATCACCGTCTGTATCAATAACCATAGTACCGGCAGATGGTATGTCACCACCTTTTGTACCTGTTTGCATCATTCCTGTTACTTTGGTTATACTCATAATTTATTCCTTTGGGTATTTATCTTTCACTGGTTTAACCATATCGGCCTTCCACGCATCTATGCCTTCGTGATAAATCTTGTCAAGTTGATCCCTAACTTTAGGGTATGCTTTTTTTCGTTTCATATCATAAGTTATTTTTGAATTTTCGTAAGTTTTACCTTGTGCATCCAAATCTGCCCAATGTGTACCATCAGCATCTTCCCACTGAACCTGAATCTCTGCTTCGGTTAGATTTTTATCGTTATAACTAATTTGTAAAGCGTTTTGTTTGAGCGTATCAAGAATAGAGGCTTTATATTCCTCCCATTCATCATCTGTAAGGTGAGCCTTATATTGTTTTCTGAAATTTTCAGTATCACCCCCTGATTGAATAGAAATAATATCACCTTTGTTATACCTAATATGTGACTCTCCAACAAAACGACATACTCTATCCATAATTTTACTCCTTCGTTGCTTTCTTATTTAAAATAATATTTCCAGAGACAGAGATTCTTTCAACATCTGATTTAAAAGCATGAACATGATGAACCAGCCATGCAGGAAATATAAACGCATCACCAGTTTTTGGCATGTGTCTGATTCTGCTTCTTGAAAAAGGCATATCCATACCATAGTCAAAGAGAATCATTCCCGGCCCTTCATTGCGATGTTGATCAAGCCTTTCAGAATGTTCCCGTTTTATTTCATCAGGTACTTGTAAATAAATTACAAACGACAAATCACCTGAGTGTTTATGTGGAGGATTATATTCATTTGCTTTCTGGTAATTAATCCACAGGTTTCCTAGCGTCCAAGAATTATATGGATGTTGCCAATGCTCAATATGAGTAGTCTTGGCATATTGTTCAAGTCCGTTCATATAATCGGTTAGATACCGCTGAAAGCCAGATAGAAACCAATCATAATCCTTATAGTAAAACTCCTCTTCAATCTGCCCAGCCAGTTGATTTCTGTAATCAAGATTATTCTTCCGACTCTTAGCACCTTCATCCAACAAGATTTTTATCAGGTCATCATCTACCACAAATTCGAGTACATATGGCCCCCAATTATGTTGAATATAAGGCATTTTTTTATATTATTTTCATTCTTTATCTTATCCGTAAAATTGAATATCCATAATAACAGTTCCAGTTGGTGAGCTAACTTTAGTAGTTGTTATTGTTATTCCATCTGTACCCCAAGCCGCAATATTAGCATAGGATTGGCCATCATCTTGTGAATGCACAAGAAATCTGGTGTTATCGTTGGATCGAGCATCGTCAGCGTCACCATGCACATTAGCATGCCAGCAATTACCTGTTTCTTTTCCACCACCATTGCCGTCTGTTTTTTCAGCGAATCCTAGGGAGTAAGCTTCATCTATCGGATAATTACCGTTAAAAGCTACTAGACTTTTAGGAGCAAAACCAAAGCCAGTATAAGCGGTTGTTGCTGTAGAAGCAGTAGCATCATATTGGATACGTGTGTAGTAAGACTTACCTGTTCCACCAGCAGCAGCTTCAAATATCTGGCGCACTCCAGCCCCGGCACTTGTTAGGATTTGACCATCAGTACCTAAGTCCGCAATCAGTCCAGATCCTCTATGGTTTTTACCACCTACAATTCCACTCATAATTTATATCTCCTATCTAGTCTGATCGAGATAGCTAACCACCACATCAACATTGCCTGTACCTGTAAGTATTGCACAAAGATGATCCTCGTCCACAAGAACAATTCTTCCTGTATGTTCAAAGGTCTGGTTTGCTCCTATTGCTTGAGCCTTGTAAATATAGTAGTCAGTTCCTCCACCATCATCGTCTATGTAAAGATCGAATGTTTCAGCCGCCGCTGCCTCTTCGCAAAATGTAATGGATAAAATGGTATAGGTGTGACCGCTCACACCGTTGATAAGGACTCTTTCAACATTTGATAATGTCGCCTCTAATTTAACTCCTAAAACTTCACTTGCCATAATTGATCTCCGTTAAAATCCAAGAACTAATGCCTTGCCTGTACTGGTTAATGAGGGGTTCATAACAGCCGTCAAATGTTCACCATCTATACTTCCATCTACATACTGGTCAGAATCCACACTATTAGCAGCCATTTTAGCAAGAGTTATAGAACTATCTGAAGGTGTTCCTATTGAAATTGTTAAACCGAGATAGATGATATTAATATCGATTGGAGAAGCAACAACACTCGTAAACGTAATTACAGTCCCTAAAATATTAAAGTCAGTACCATTTACCTGTACTACACCATCCAGGCTTACAACAACTCCGTCAGTTATAGTTTCATAAGCTAATGTATAATCAGCTGAGCCATCTCCGACGAATTGTTCCGTAACGGCATTACCATAATTTACTGATCTTCCTATATAGGGCATAGTTTATTCCTTTGGATATTTATCTTTAACTGGTTTAATCATATCGGCTTTCCACGCATCTATACCATCGTGGTAAATTTTGTCTAGTTGATCGCCTTCAGATGGGTATTCACGCTTTCGTTTAACAGCATATGAAACATTATCACGTTCGTCTTGTACTCTCTGCACATCAACATCATCTCTTTGTTTACGAGTTTTATAATCACCTTTAGCTAACGCTGTTTCATAATCAACTTCCCATCTTGCAACTTTTGCTAACATATGTTCTTCTGTTGCATTATCAGCCCACAACTGACCATCTATTACTACATGATTTAAAACTGCTAATTGTTTTTTTGTTAATTGCATTTTTTTATCCTATTAACATTCCACTAAACCAAACTCCAGTAGTACCACCTGATATGTTTGCTGTTCCTGTTGATCCACCAGATAATCTATAAGTCAAATAAGCTGTATCACTCGCATCCATATCAGCTACAATTGTTCCTTTTGCATACCATGTCCCTGCGAATCCACTATCTAATTCATTATGATCGAATCTATATTGAAAATTTGAAGTAGTAAACATCGCTTCATAATAACTATGTGCGGCATCAATACCGCTTGCATGTATCCAAGTAGCTAATAAATATTTTCCTGTAACTGGTGCAGTAAATGTGCCACTAGAAGCATCAAAATTACTACCAATATCAAAGTGTTCTGTAAACGCCTGAGTTATATGATAAGTAGTTGCACCGCCAATAACACCAGTACCATTACTTGTTAAATATGCTGAAAAAGATGGTTGCAACGGAGTAGTAACTTCTTCATCAGCACTAACTTCCATCCAAGTTGTATTGGAGTTATTGGTTAAACCATCTTCACCTCCACCTGCTAAATCTAAAATTCCCTGTACTGTATCTCTCTTTGTATTACCACTATCAGTTGCATCTCCCAAAAGAATACTGTCTCCAGTAGCAACTGTAACTTCCGTGAAATCCGCTACGAAAGCATCCTTTACTTTTGTTTCATCAACTGAATTATTTGCTGGTGTATGAGTTATACCTGTTATTGCTGATCCATCAACAGCTGGTAATGCACCGTCTAACATACTTGATTTTATTTTACTAAGTGCCATAGTTTATTCCTTTGGTATATCTGATTTTACTTTAGTAACACTCATTTTCCCATTTCCTCTTCTGTGATTGTTCCACCGTCTGCTACGAACTGGTCTATTACTTGACGATCACTATTGCCCATATCATCAGGAACCCACAAAACCCTCTCATCTTCTGTAGTACATTTATAAGCGGCAAATTCACCATCTTCGGTTTGTTTAACAACATATTTGAACATATTAATGCCTCGCATCTATTAAGATTAAACCTGTTTCAGCAGACGCATACCCATATCCACCTTGTCCAGCAGTAAAATTACCAGTTGAAGTAAAATTTGCTCTGCTGTTAGATTTCATTGTGGTTGAATATTCTGGTACTTGTGTTACTGCATCGGCTGCCCCAGCTGTTCTTACACTATAATCGCCAGTTGTAGCTGAAACAGAAGAAAGACTAGGTACTACACGCTTGGGTCGATAGATAATCATTGCCCGTAAAACATTAGCACTGTCACAATGACCATTTGCAAAAAATCCACTGTTGGTTGTATCACCAACATCGCCAGGGAGCATCTCTACATAATATAAAACTTGATCTCTTACCGTACTAATAGGCTCACCCAAGAAAGCTGTTGGTGCGGAAGAGCCAAGTGTAAGCATTACTTGTGTTATCTTAAAGTCATTGCTAGTACTGTCAGCACCAGCAACCTGACTAGATGTAGCCCAATCTGCTCCCGCCGCCCAAGTGTCTGCTGTAGCGTGTCTGTCTGTTCCAGCAAAGATAGTAAAATACAATTTAAGTCCAATGTCTGCCTCAGTCAGCAACCAAGTACCACTACTGTCCATAGTGACTGTTTCTGTGTGCTTCTCCCAAGTATTTGTTGATGATTGTGTGTACTCAAATATGTAATGCCTATCAAAAGCATTATTAGCAAAAGCAACACAATAAATCCCTGTCTTAGTATGTTTATGCCAAAATGATATAGTTATTTGTTGTTGGTGTAAGTGTGCAAAATCTGACCCTGTCATAAAATATTGCACTCCTAAACTTTCTGCCGCTCCTACTGCTGATTCTGCTGTAGTAACATCAACATGCAAGCAATTAGTTCCTGAGTAACCAGACTCAGCAATAGTAGGGGCATCAGCGGTCAATTTAGTATCTACCACAACATCACCACCAGTTTCATTTAATTCCCATAAAGCGGCGGCTGTATATGCTCCGTGAGCATTAGCTGTTTTGTTCCCCTCTGGACTCTGGGTCATGCCACCGTCTATGATGAAGTTCCGTACATCACCACCACTAGCTGCTTGAAAAGTAGGTGCTGCCCCTGCGCCGTTACTGGTTAAAACGTGAGTTGCTGCGCCTACTGCAACAGCAGCAGGATCACCACTTGCATCCCAAGTAATTAACTCACCATCTGTTCCTGTTTGAAGATGAACTAAATCAATACTTCCATCCACATAATGTTCCGAATTAATTGCATTATCTGTAATCTTGGTTCCGTCTACAGAATCAGCAGGTGGTGTTACAGTTTCTCTCGCTTTACCTAAATACACGCAGTACATGGTATCAGTACCTGCCGTAGCTGCACTCAGGGTTAACGCGGTACCAGTTGCAGTATAGGCGTAGCTTGATCCAGGTTCCTGTCTGACATTATTAATAAACAGAGCTATTTCATCTTCATTTGTTACTGAACTAGTTAATGTATAACTAGCTGTAGCACTGACAGAAAAATGCTGTGTTGATAAACTGATATATTTCTCAGCTGGCGTGTTTCCTATGTAAGCCATTTTTACTCCTTATTAACTAATTGCATCAACGAGACTAATAACAGTATCCAGTGAACTAGCAACACTAGACTTAACTGCTATCGCATCACCTGATTGCAGTACTATTTTACTTCCCCCATCTATCAATTCCAGGCTACTGCCAACTGGTATTGGAGCTCCCTTAATGATGTAGTAATTATTCCCACCATTAACTATATAAACATCAACACTAATTGGACTTGATGCGTGTACGTTGGCACATCGAATTCCAACAATCGCATCATCTGAATTTGCGGCTGCAACGGCCGTCACCGCACCAGTTCCAGTATTACGATCTATATGTCGTTCAAAATCCTGTGCCATTTCAAATCTCCCATATTAAATAACATCCTAATAAAACTAAAACTATATAACAAATTAACCTAAAATTCATAGCGCAATTGCCATTGCTATTGAAAACCCTGCTGATACTCCCGCAGTTGGTGTATCAATAGTAATTTGATCTGCAGTTGTAGTAAGTGTAGTTCCTCCAGTAGCAACTAATGTAAGTGTATCAGTACCAGAGTCTGCTACTACGTCTGTTTGACCGGCTATTACTATAGTTTTAAATACATCAACATTTGAATCAGCAATTGCATCCGTTATCATTGCTGTCGTAACTCTTAATTCAACACGATCTCCACCATCAGCAGCGGTTCCTGTTGTACCATCCTGGTCGCGTACGCATGTGAGTGTAGTGCCTGATACGCCAGTTACTTTAACAATTTCAGTATAGCTACCACCGATTATACTCAAATACATGTAGTCACTACCACCACTAACATCAGGAAATAGGGCTACACTAGCTACATCAAAAGTCGTTTGGCTGTCATTAATACCAGCACTTAATGTTGAAAAAGCATTATTTGAAAATTTAACTCCCACGAGTCTTCTCCTAAGAAATAGTTACTGCCCAACTAATTGTCATACTATCAAGTGCACCTTTGTTAACAACAGTAAATACCGTTCGAGCTAACATAGTACCTGATGTACTAGCAGTAAAGATACCTGCTTCTGTTATTGCGGCTGTATGGGCACCTGCAGGGAAAGTAGCTGCAAATGTAATAACAGCGCCTGCTACTATACCCCCAGAATCAGACAAAGCAAGTCGAGCGCCAGTAACTGCTACTAGATCAGTTTGTCCCGCAGCTGCTGCAGTACTACTAGTACCAATACCCATATGAGTCATAACCCCAAGAGTAACACCTTCCATTCTTTGAGCTACCCATGCTTTACCAGCAGTAACAACAAGATTATCAGCTTCTTGTACAACCTCATCATTGAGAGAAATTATTAATTTGCCTGTAAGAGCAATTCCATCTTGTGTAGTCATAATAAACCCCTTTTAATTACGATAATGTAACGCTAATATCCGAAACAAGTACTTCTAAGTCACCTGTAGATATCAGACGTGTATTCAACATGTTAGTATTAAGCATGCCGTCATGATAAGTTGTCAGTAGATCAGAGGCGCTTATACTATCTGTTGGACTAACACGGTGTATGTCTCCAATACTTGGTGTATCGCCCGTACTAATAGATTCTGTAACGTTTTTACTAACAGTCCAAGTAAATGTTTCGCTGCTAGAGATAGAATCAGTAAGTGACAAATTAAATTGTATTGCTAATTCATCTCCGATACTAACTGAATGAGCAGGATTTTCTTTATGTATCTGCCCGATCTCTGGTGTATCAACAACTGTTACACTATCAGTAAATGTTCTACTGTAAATTGTAGTAGTTGAAATAACATCACTAGTTGTTACAGTCTCAGTAAGTAATTTATTCTTACTGTTATAGTCTGTTACAATTACTACATCAGCATCAACATGATTAACATCCGCAGTAATCATTAAAAATCATCCCTTACTTTAAACTTAAGTCTGTCAAATAAAGTTAAAATTCCTCCATCACTATAAGTTAATTCAATCTCACCTTCATAAGTACCAGCGCTAACAGCTAACGTATCAGCGTTCCATGTCATAAAACAAGCCCCATTTGTATATGGACCAACTTTCGTACAAGTCAGCGTATCTAAAATAGTTGAGGTACCTAAGGCACGGAATTTTACTACAATGGTGGGATCAGAAATATCAATTAAAGCCCAGGTAGATGAATCATCAGGGTCTAGAGTAAGACCAGCTGCGGCGGTATTGTTATCTTTTAATGTTAGGTTAATCTCTGGCTTTGTATCATTAGCCACGAGATTAATATCTGGATAATATGCCATTATTAACTCCTAAGGAGGTTGTTCTCAGCATTGGCAATGGTTGCGGGTATAGAATAATACAATATTTTAAGATGTCAAATTAATTATACAAATCCGTTATCCTCTAATTTAGTATTAATTTCAATTTCATTATTCCCCCACATACCGGAATTAATAAGTTGTTTACAAGAAGCTTCATATCTCATGTAATATGTATTGTTTTCATCCTGCATTCCACCACTAGTAGTAACATGTGCTTTATACGCGGAGTAATTTAGCAATGCTTCTGTGTATACCTCATTAATTTTTAAATCTGCATAAGTTGTTTTAGCTTTGTTAGGAGCTGCTGCGTATTTTAAGAGAATTTGAGTACGTTTAGGATCTTCTGCATCAGTACCTTTAATAACTGCTTTGAACGGTTCAGGTATAAGAATAGACACATGTTGATCAACATCAGATACTAATTTTACCGAATCATCTTTAATAGGTACTTGTACAAAATCTGAAGCATAGTATGCATAAATAGGAACAAGAAAATTAGAAGGTAAAGTATATTCTTCTCCATCTAATGGACTATCCATTTCATATGTTTTTACCAGTAAATTAAATCGTTTATGCAATGCTAAATTAGCTAAATTTACATAATTGATAAATTTATTTTGATTAGTTACTTGTACTGCAGTTGGAACTATATCCGGATTAGCGCCCATATCTCCAACACTAGCAATAGCAAGTTTGCTGCATTCTCCGGTAGTTAAGTAATCAATATATTCAGAAACTTTCATATCATTCCTTAAAGAAGGCGGATAGGTAGGGGCTTTTGGCCCCTACCTATCCGGGGAGGAGCCCAACTCGTTGAGAAGACGAGTTGAGTTAAACAAAATAGGAACTATCTCCTGCTTTCTTGGTACTGCCATCATCACCCCACATAATTGAATCTCTTAATTCTTCTTCGTCATCTTTTTGAGTAGCTACTTCACTCGGTTTCCATGCATTTAATTCTGCCAACATAGTGATCGTATCTATGTGATCATCATGTTTGCTTTTAAACCCTTTTAGAGTAGCTAAAGATAACTCAAAAAGCAACTCCGTAAGTTCTTCACTATTTTTTAATTCTTCCGGTAACCATATTTTTTTAGATTTAAATAAAGGAACCGCATTCTGTTGAAATCTGCTCATCTTATCTTTAGTTGGCCTGATTCCTATTGTATTACTATTTTTTCCTTTAGACAAAGTAAAATAAATATTACGTTGACCCATTTCATTTTGAATCCAACTGATAAAACCTCCTTGTTGTCCTGTTACCTCAATCCCTACTTCCTGAGGACTATATTCCTGAACTAAACGAAATAAGTTATCAATGGTGTCATTCATTAGGGCTCGCTTACAAAACCCATCTACCCAAAGCCAATCGCCATTGTTGTTATATGCCCATACGTTAATTACGCTAAAATCAGCATGTTCTCTATCACTGGTTGCAAAATCAGTAGTTACATAAAAATTATAAGCACCCTTATTTTTCAAAACATTGCTGCGTTTATACCAGATTAGATCTGAATCCTGAATTAATCTATCTTCTTCTGATGTAATACGTAACATTAACTCCTGGTTAAAGGAATCTAATTGCCCGGCACCCTTTGCTTTAAGGTATTGATTATTTACATAGTCATAACCAAACCTATCCTCCCAAGCACCCTTAAACTCTTTACGAGAGCACGGAAACGCCTCACAAACCGGGTATACATTAACATACCACACGCCCGACTCAATCGCTTTGTATAAAGGGTCTTTAGCATTAAACGGAGTTCCAGACCAAATAACTTTCCTCTTATTAGGATGTAACGCATAGTCAATGGCCGAGTAGACAGTATTTTCCACGTTTTCAATAATCGTCGCAGACCTAGCATCTTCATCTCCTAGTAAATCGTCCAGCACTGCAAGGTGCGGTCTTGTATTTAATTCAACTGTACCACGAACACCTGTTTTTGCACCATGACCAGTAACAACAAATTCCTTACCTTCAGCATTTTTAAAGTACCACCTGATATCAGTAAATCTAGTTTCACTAATATATTTTTTTAAAAATTCGCTATTATCACAGCGTCTTTCTATACGAAGCCTCATTTTCTTTACACCATTTTCAATACTATCTGAAAGGTATAAAGCATAGTCTACTTTCCCAAATCCCGGAATCGACCCATAAACAGCTAGATACAGGAATAAATACTCAGCAAAAATAGTAGTTTTAGCTAATCCACGAGCACACATGTTAGCAGTATTCTGGTTCTTACCCGCGATTTTATCGAGCATTTTATAATGGATTATAGGAGTCTTGTTTTCTTCTCCTTTTTCACCATTAACTAACTTGATAAACGAAATAAATTCCAGAGCAAACTCACTGGGCGCGTAAGTAGGATCATCGTCGTAATCGATATCATTGAGCCATTCATCTACTGTTTTTTTAACTAAAGTCATATCTATTCTGGCCCTGTCCATCCTAGCAACGCAAACATTAAATAATTATTAAGTATTAATGCTATTGAATTTATGCATAACACAAAAACTAGCCAATAGAAAATCATGGGGACCGCTATACGTATTCCTTCTTTTTTCATATTACTCCTTTGTGTTATTTATTATTAAGGATGTCCATATACCTTGAGCTATTAATGCATCATCGACATATGCTTTACCAGAAAATTTAGCATATTTAGATAAGTTAGTAGTGATGTTTGTATCAAATTTTATTTGATCCCCAGGAAGTGCAGGTTTAATGAATTTAACCTTATCTATTGTAGTTACATAAGCTAATTGTCCTTTAGCTAAACCAGCACAACCAAATAGCAGCCCTCCAGATTGAAACATCCCCTCTAGTATAAGTACTCCTGGCATAATAGGAAAATCGGGGAAATGCCCGCTAAAATAAGGCTCGTTATGTGATACATTTTTTAAAGTAATTATATTCGTGTCAGTTTTACTTATAACCTTATCCACCATAAGAAACGGGTATTTGTGCGGAAGTACCTTAAGTATATCTGAAACGTTATTTTTCATCAATTACCTCGTAAGTTGTTTCTACTGGCTCAACTTTTCTAGCAAGTATTTCACTGTGCGCTATCTCTTTAGCACTTGACTGGCCATTTAGGATCATCTTTAATTGTTGCTGAGCAAGAGCTTTAGTAGTTGCACGTAGGTCATCTACTAGATCATTACTATAACCAATGTCAATTTCTAATTTTGCAGCGGTCGGAGCTGTTAGATTAGTAATCAAGCTTTCAGCTGCTTTTTGCCTAACCATTTCGGACTTAGCTGTACGCATCAATTCTGCTTGAGTATTAATAGCTTCTTGGTACACACCGGCATTCAATATATGCGTGGGTACAAGAGTCTGCTCCATAATCTTCGTAACTAAAGCGTTATTCCCATAGTTGTCTGCAAAGCTGGCAATATAGCTAGAAGAAGCCCCTTTATCGATTAAGTTCTGATAACGGTCCGGAAAGACCTTACTATAAGCAGTAGAAGCCTTATCTCCCATTAGCTTCAGAGAAGTGAACTTAATGGCATGTATATATGCAGCTAACGAGTATCTTCCGGTAGCTAAAACAGAACTATATGTTAACGTGTTATCGCGGAATACTCTTCGTAACTCCGAATCCGGCTCAGAATTAATCATATCCACGATCTCATCTGTTAAATGCCTTCTAAACCGTTTATCCGGTAAGGCGCCCGCCAACTGATCTTTAGTCAAGTGGTCAGTAGTTTCAATATCAGTATTAAGATCAGGTAAATTAGTTAATTGCATTAGAAACCTCGTTCCATTTAGTAATTAATTCATTATGGGATGCCCCATCGGAGTAACATACATGAGGGCAAACCATCCATTTTTTTGTATCTAATTGAACTAAAACGTTATTCTCCTCCAATTCACTCCAATATTTATCCCAGGTTCGATAATCCTTAATCCAACTAACGGAATTCATAAACTCCTCTTTATCTATCTCATTGTTTTTATTAGATAATAAAGTAAGTGGGAGTAATAAAGCACACGCCGTACGCGATAAGGTATTATTTCCTGCTATTTCCAAGTTTATATTTTTATTCATCTGAATAATATATGCTTACGTAAACCTCGGCTAGTCTGGGTATCCCACATATGCTTAACTATGAAATACTGACGATCATTGCCATTAAACATAATATCAGGATTCAGCATATATTCTTTCTTAGTAAATTTTCTGATAAAATCGCACTTCTTCAGGGCCCTCAGCCCACGATGGAAATCATGCAGGGTTATCCCGGCGGATTCTGATATCGTAGCCGGGGTCCCTATAACCATATTTACCCTATTGATCTTATACATGATTTTCAGTAATACCAGTGCAGCATCACTTGACAATTTATTATTAGCTAAAAGTGTAGCGGGCGCCGTGCCCAGTTGAAATTTATTAAACATTGACTATTATTTCCTTTCTTAATATACTTCTATTGTCGGAAAACTGTTTAACCTTGTTGAAAAAGGAAAGCCTGTGCATCCTTAGGGGTGTGCAGGTTTTTTCTTTGTTTTCAGTTTTTCGATACTTGCTATTAATACCTGTCTTTCTTCCTCACATTCAGCAAGTTCGCTATAATAAAATGTCAAACAATAAATACTAAATACGAAGATCATAAAAAGGACAATAAGCATCTGCTACTCGTCGTGGGGCTTTTCACTGATATACATGACAATCCTGTATTTACCAGGATGTTTATTATATTTTTCAAAATCCTGCATGATCTGCTCTGCAACATCATAACTTATGTATGCTCCGCAGTCCCAATCCAGTATCCATTTATTTTTTTCTTTCTTCTCGATTGTGTACAAGTAATTTCTGTGTTTGTGCACCTCCGTATACCTCCTCATAGCAAGCACGATAATACCTAAAAAACTACATAATGCAACACTTAACTTCTGTTTAATCTCAGATGTGAGAGTTAACTGCCCTGTTTAATCTCAGATATGAGATTGTAGATCCTGTAAGTCCCTCTAACTAAAAGAGTAATCCACCTCTAAGAATAAGAAGCACAGCGCTGCTCTTATTATATAAATATTATTAGACTCCCAAAGCTTCGCCCGCGCCACAGGCGCGTTCTCGCTTTGGTCGCAGTGTGGTGGGACGTAACCATTAAGATGGTCTCAGCCCGCGTGAAATTTTTTATTTTTAGGTACGGATGCAATACTAACTGGCTGGCAAAGACCAGACAGAGTCAACCCCCCCGCATAAGGTAAAAAACGATCTTTTTACACAAGGCGAAGGGCTACGCCTAGTAGACGTCAAACTAACCCTTATAATAAGGAGAATCAAATGCAAGTACTTGACGCAGCTTCAACAGCAGTAGAAACAGGTTGTAAAACCGTAACAGTGGTATTCAAAGGTACATACCACGGAACTTCCATGCTTACCGATACCATAATCGAAGAGCGTAAAGTTCAAAAGCTTAAGTGCAAAATCAAAACCAACCGAACGGTTGAAGAAGCAGTCGCATCTGGTATCGACCGAGATATCGCTATTGCTGAATGTGCCGCTATAGACGCGGAAATCTAAACCTAACGCCACTGGAGATTCTAATACCTGACCGTACAGGGTCTCCAGCGTTTCGTTTGGAAACCAACAAAGGTCAAAGGCGAATTAAAAGCCACACATAAGATAATACAATAAGAGAGTGCACAGAGAGATTTGTTGTTTGTTAAGAGACCTTTAAAACCTTAAAAACCTTTAGCTACGCCTATTAGGGTTATTAACTTATTTAGGAGACTAACATGACTAAGTATGTGGATATTATGTGTGATACTTGTGGTTATCTAGAAATAATCACCGAGGAAGAAGTCAAGGAATTGGATGACGGCTATGGTGTTGTAGGAGAAGAAAGCTGCCCATCATACATGGGTTGTGTTGGAGATATGGTCATTTACTCTGGGAGGAAAAATGCTTAAACAAATTGGGTACTACTTCAGTTTGACTATAGGCATGATCATTGCCCTACCATCAGTTCTTATACTGTTGGTATGGGTAATGATCCAGAAGCCTATACCTGTTAACAAAGATCATCTGCCCTAATGGGCAGATCAGGTATGGGCTACGCCTATTAGGTCGGATCTAACCATTCTGATCTTTAGCCCCTTTAGAAAGGGCTAAGCTATTACTAGCGTGGTTGCTAGGGCTGTGAGGTAGTACTCACGGTCATTACTGCAAGGTCACTCCTTGCATTTACCTAACGAACAGGATGACCATAGTTAGGTATCTTAGTAGTTCAGTGGTTATCCCAACGCCTGAGCATGCGTGAAACTGCTTACTTAATTAACTATAGGAGATATCTAATGACTTTAAAAGAAATCATTATCCATTTAACAACTGAGTTAAAGAGTAAAGGTTTTGTTCCTTCTTGGGTTACTGGAACACCATCCAAGCAGGAACTGCATAGATACGTTGAAGGGCATCCTGAAATTGCGTCTTATAGCTTGAATGCTACGGATGCTGAATACGCGTTTATATTAGATTCTGAGGTTAAGAATCCTCATGCAACTATAAACGCAGTTATCAACGATCCACATGCAAATAATTATTAATCTTTAAAGACCCGAGACCAGCGCTAGCTGGTCGTAGGGTCTAATCTTAAAAGAAGGAGACATCATGACTATAGAAACTACTTGGACAATTATTTATACATTGGTAGGAATAATTGCCTCTATTGGCTTAACAGGAGCCATAATCTTCTTAAAACACTGGAGGTAACATGCGTAGTCTAATACATTTAGCAATTTGGATCATTATTCTGACTGTTTTTACAAGCAGTATGTTTACAGTAGCGCACCGTATTAATGAATGGGAAACAGCTAATAACTACCCTTATGGTAAGTTATGTGATCTTTACAACAACTGCTAAAACTGGGCTACGCCTAGCAGAGATTCAGAAACTTACCCCAAGACTAGAGACTATAAGCCTGAGCATACGGCTATAGTCTCTAGCCACCCTTTAATTAGGAGATTGGTTATTATGGAAGATTGAATTTAGCCTCAGTTAAAGCGTTACAGTGGTCACGTGTGCTGTAACTATGGGGCTTACCGATTGCGTGATGCAAGCTAGCTAGAATCCGATAGCTAGCCCAAGAGGTGAAAGGGAGACCGTTCTCCATTATCAAAGGCGGTAGGCTTGATTGCCTTAACAAATTCTATAAAGTGGCAGAGAGACTAACGACCCATGTTGACATCGAGATAAGAGAGGCTATACACGCCTAACAATCTAACGATGACTTCATGTAATGGGCAGCTCGTACCACTTAATATAAGAGGCAGTATACCGCAAGTTCAGGGTCGAGGTGCTCTATTGCAGAGGACAACTAGGCTAGTTCCGATACGGGTGCTGCCTCTACTTAATTTGAATAGAGGTAGGTGTGAGCGTCTCCCCAGATTTACGGAACACTGCATCAAGCCAGTGGTAGTTAGCGAGCGGTGCCTTTTAAGAGTAAATGGGAACACACCCGTTTTAGGGTGAGGTGGATGCGTACGACCACTGACCTTACTCTACTCTATTACCTATAAACTTTAACCTAGAAGGAGAAACCATGCCTATAACATGGAAATACCAAATAGCTTATCAACATGACAATCCAATGTACAAACCTATAAGTCTTGGACCAGATGAAAACGGACAAGACCAAAAAATTCCAGTACTGGTACTTACGACCAGGGAATATAATACAGCTGAAGAAGCGGCAGCAACATTAGACAATCCCATTACTTTATCCATTTATCAAAATCCTGTAATAATTAAACTAGAATACATAAACTTTTAGGAGGTAATTATGTTTGATGCACTTAAACAGATTTGGAAAGAGGGCTGTGACGAGATTAAAGCCATTTGGGTTTATGAATGGCATAAAGCTAAAATAGAATCCTTAGCTAGACAAGCTGAGCGTACAATCATTGAATTAAAGAAAGATCCTTACTTAGGAGAATAACAATGAGTCCTGATACGTTTAAATGTTCATCTTGCGGTAAAGAGCTCGAGTATGAAAGTTATAAAGGAGAACCTGATATTTGTAATGGTTGCTCCGAACATGACCAAAGTTGTGATTACACCATCTTTGACGATCCTAACAACCATACTGACCTGCCTTAACGGGCAGGTTAGGTTGGCTACGCCTATTAGATAATTAAAACCCTAAACATGGAGGATAGATCATGGGATTAGACCAAGTTGCTTATTTTAAAGAGAACGGCGGGGAGATAGATGGAGAACCGCAGGAAGTTCAGGTAGATATTGCTACTTGGAGGAAACACCCGAACCTCCAAGGTTATATGGAAGCTCTCTGGAGAAAGAGAGGCGGGAAAGGAGAATTCAATTGTGCACCTGTTGAACTATCTTGGCAGGATGTTCATGATTTAGCTAGTACTATCATTGAAGGAAAACTCCCTGAAACAACAGGATGCTTCTATGGTGGTAATGCAGATAAGCATTATAGATTACAAGACTTAGAGTTTTGTGTTAAAGCTCTAGGTTATATCAATGAGGGTAATAAAGTGTATTACTCTTCTTGGTGGTAAATGCAGGGCAGAACGGCTTGAGAGAGCCGTTACTGCCTAAAACCCTCCTTAGTATGAAACCCTGCTTTCTGTTTAATCTCACATCTAATTAAGTTCTGGCTACGCCTAGTAGGTTGTTGTGAACCCAAACAAGGGCACAGCATATCCAAATTCTATTCCATTTGGAGGAATTAGTATTATGAGTGTTAAAACTAATACTTATAACAAAGTTAAAACCGAAGACAAATCTAGAGCTCCTAAGCTTAGGTTTACTTTGGGCGAGTCCGAGCGTTATTTTGAACCTGCTCAGTATCTTAGCTCTTCTAAAGGCTTAACGCCTGAGAAAGTTAAGTCCCTGTTTAGCAATGGCAATATGTCGTTGTTAGAAACAGAGGGTAAAAGTCTTAAGGTAATGTATAAGACTGATACCGAAGTTAAATTCTGCGGGTTTGTAACTGCAGGTGATGCTTCTCTTAGTTTGGATTCTTCAGACGTAGACGAAGTATTGGAAGCCGCTCGTACTGGTAATGTTAAGAGAGCTATTAATGGTGATGAACTTATTGCCGAGTTCTAATCATTTGGAAACTGGGGGTACTGCTCCCAGTTTCCTTTTTTAGGAATAAGATAGTAACTTTAAAGGAGATCTAATGATTATTAAATCTATACCATACGTTGTAAAGAAAGGCGACTACACAGGATTCGTTCGTGTATTAAATACCAGAAAACGAGTGAAATGGTTAATACAATGCAATATGTGTGGTAATCAGTTTATAAGATGTCCATGGGAAGTAAAAGGTAAGAGAAAGACACACTTTTGTAATATGAAATGTTTAAATAAAGCAAACAAGAGCAAATCAGATATTGTTTGTTCTTCAAAAGGATGTAATGAGCTAGTAAGCATGCGTTCTTGGACTAAAAAGTACTGTAAGAAATGCCCAGTCCGAGCAGCAGTTATGGCTAAAAACTATAGGAGAAAACACTTTGACCGTATGGCAAAGAAGTACAAAGACCAAAGAGAAGTAAATAAAAAAGAATTGCATAGACTGTTAGGCGGTAAATGCAAAGGTTGTGGAGAAAATGATCCTATGTATTTTCAAATTGACCACGTTTACAATGACGGTCATATAGAAAATCCTGTTATAAAATCTGGCGGAAGTTTAGGTAGTATAGAACTAAGGCATTATCTAAGAGATCCAGATCGTAAGAAAAGATACCAACTATTATGTGCAAACTGTAACCAAGCAAAGAAGTTGAATGGCGGTAAACTTTATAAACCTAAAAAGAAAAGAAAGGCAGCATAGCTATTATTACTGATATTAATCAGCGCCTGCGCTCACCGTTAGGTGAGCAAGGCGCGTCTTTCGAGGATAGTGCCAATGCGATATACTATTTATGAAGTTACAAAAAGTGAACTAATTAAGATAGATAGAGTCAAAGCTACTAATAGTGATATTGCTATTAAAAAAGCTTTGATTGGTAAGAAACGAGACCCAAAGAAGAAATATTTCTCAGTTCATGATTAAAAGGAGGAAAATTCGATGACCTTTAGTAACGAATTTGATAAGCTATTAGCATTACTATTACAAGAGTATTTTAAATGTAAATACAAAGCAACAAATTATACAGATACTTATACTAGAAAATCTTTGATTGAAAGTATGTTACATATATCAAAAAGAGCTTCATACAATCATTGTATTGAAGTTCAGGCAGATAAGCATAAAGTAGCTGATGCTTATCATGAATGGTTAGAAAAAAATGCGGATAGATTAGCTCAAGAAGACGCAGAATTTAAAGACAGTTTAGACAAACCCCCAAGAAATGGAAACTAACATGAGCGCTTATATCCTTCTGATGATAGTATTTAGTCAACCTTATAGTGTAGAATACATCCATAATATTGGAGAGTATCATGCACAACAAACATGCATAGAAGAAAGAGACAGAGCTATAAAAATACTTAATGAAGTAGGTGCTAGTTATTCAGCCTTCGGATGCGTTCCTATTTCTGATTTTCTTAAAAATAAACCAACATATTCTTAATCCTGGAGGTTCTAATGAAATGGGTTCTAGTTCAAAATATCCCAATTAATTATGTTCCAGCAGTAATGGGAGATGAAGAAGGACGCACTATTAAGTTTGATTCACGACATGAAGCAGAAAAGTATATACAAGAACACGAATTAACGCCATGTATCAGGGAGGATCCAGAAGAAATAAGAGCAATACCCGAAATGGAGACTATTTGTTGATTACTAACAAAGGAGGAGCAATGAAATTACCATCACTACGTAACATAGAAAGAGTTGTGAGAATGGTACCGCTAGTTAAAGACATCTTACCGATTAATAATGAATCCGACTCCGGTTTATTAGGAATAATTAAAGACCAAGAAAATGCTTTACATGATAAAAAAGCTGAAATCTGTAAATTAAGACTTAAAATTAAAGATTTAGAACAAACCTTAGATATCACTGAAGAACTGCGTACTGAAGCTGAGGTAAAACTCGGTAAAGCAGGTTACCGTGAATTATAGGAGAAATATAATGGAAATAGACAGATATTTAAATTATTTTGCTATAGTAACTCTTTGTTTTGCGGTCTTTTATATAGGAGGCCATCTTATAGTAGCATTAACTAGCTAATTACTAAATTAATAAACTTACATTCCTTTAGGTCGGCTACGCCGATTAGATCTTTCAAACGCCCCTTAGACTATTCAGGTTTAAGGGGTTTTTCTGTTCACTCTTAGCGCGGAGTATTCTATGGAAAACGAAAAGGAAATGGAGCAATACCAGATGGAAACATCGTGGTCTACAAGAATTACTGATGAAATAGTATTGGAGGCTATCCAAGGTAACATTCCATTTTCTATGGAGTTAGCTATATTGGATAATATTACAGAACTCAATAGAGGGCCAGTTCCTAATAAAGAAATCTTTATTAAATTCTTTAGTCTTATGCTTAAAGATAAGGTTGCAAGACCGATACAAGCTATAGCAGCTCAATTAGGTCATATTGCGGGTATTCATGATACTGCAGAAGCTTTCGAGTGGGGAATAATACTTCTTAAAGAATGTGTTGAATCTGGATTGTATCAATTCCAAGAAATGGAAGAAGATTGGTATGTTTATCCTAATCTCACATTAACTAAGAAAATAAAGCAGAAGATTGATAGGCTACAGTATTTACCGCCTATGAAATCCCTGCCTATTCCTTGGACAAATAATACTAATGGCGGATGGCTGTTTGAAACAAAACATCTGGTATTAGGTAACAAATTTAAGAAACATAGTTTGCCTTTAGCTTATGATGTAATTAATAAATTACAGGAAACCGAGTGGGAAATCGATTCCGAAACTTATAAGCATGAAAAGCAAACTAACCGTGCAATGAACAAACAGAAATTCTTAAGAGTTATTAAAGACTACTTAGGGATCCCTTTTCATTTTGTATGGAGATATGATTGTAGAGGAAGAAGTTATTCTTCTGGTTATGATCTTAATCTTCAAACTAATGAATATGGTAAAGCCTTGTTATCGTTGCATAAAAAAGAAGTTGTCACTGAAATTGGTTTACCAAACTTGTATATAGCAATTGCTAATCATGCAGGCATGGATAACCTGACTTGGCAGGATAGATATAAATGGGCTAAAGCAATGCATCCAGATTCCATTAACTGGAAGGAGCCTATTCTAGGACGTAAAGCTATTAGAGCACTTAAAGATACAGAGGAGTGTAAGGCTACGGGATATGTAATGAGCCTAGATGCGACCTCCTCAGGGCTTCAGGTCATGGCTGCATTGTCAGGATGCGAAGCTACAGCTACTCAAGTAAACATGGTAGATCCTGATCAACGAGTAGATGTGTATAACACGATAGCTAATGAAATGAACCTACAGCTATCTAAGCCTGTATCTAGAAAGATCGTAAAACAAGTTGCAATGACTCACTTCTATAATTCTAGAGCTGAGCCTAAGAAGTTATTATCTGCAGAAGAACTGAAAGTATTCTATACAGTTATTGACGGATTCCTGCCAGGAGCTGAACAAGTGATGGACGCCATTAATGAGTGTTGGGACCCACAAGCAACATCTCACGAATGGATTATGCCAGATGATCATCACGTATATGTACCTGTTGTAGAACCGATTAATGGTGTATACTCAGATGAACAATTCGGTGATATACCTTTGAGGTGGCTCCATCAAACTAAATCTGACAATTATAGGTCTCTTTGCCCTAATATTATCCATTCAGTGGATGGCTATGTGGCTAGAGAAATGATTAGACGTTGTAATTTCCAATTAAGCCATGTTCATGATTGCTTTGTGTTTAACCCTAATCACTTGCAGCATGTTACAATGACTTATAGGGAAATAATGGCTGAAATAGCTAGTAGTGACCTAATGGAAGATATCTTACGTCAGATTACTGGAAATTCTGCATGGCAGTTTACAAAGATGTCTTACAATCTTGATACTAAGATATTAAATAGTAGCTATATGCTTTCGTAGTACATTGTTCGAGATTCTCGAACAGTGCAACATGTGGACTCCCTTAACGGTCAGGAGGGGAGTCCATTTTTTTTTACCCAAAAAAATACAAGAAGGGTTTAAGTTGGTCAAAAAATAGTCAAGATAAACCCGTTTGTATTTGGAATTGTCCTAAGGAGACCAGGCGAATTCCACAATTATCAGGCATCGTTTGATGCTTAAAGCAGTGGTTATGGATACCTTGAGGGTCTATATCAGACATACTTGATACCCGTACGTTGATTATATCAACCCAAGTAACTACTTGAACTATCTGGATGGTACCACTACTTGGCTAGTCCGAGGTCGTCAACGAGGCTAGGGGGACAGTTCTCATACTTAAGATTCTAATACCCAAATTACTTAATATTACTAAGAATAAGGAGAAGTTTAATGTCGAATTTTGTGGTACAATATTGCCCTATGAAAGCTTGCCAGCAATGGCGATTAGGGAATAAATGTAGCCTTCATGGATTCGATATAGCCAAAAATATGCAATATGTAGCTAATATGCATGATTCCTCAATTTGTGAAGTGAGACGCCAAATTGATCAATATCGTCTAAAAAATCTACTGGAGGATAACAATGAGCAGAATCAGTGATGGAAGATTAATGCAAATGAGACAAGAAATACTAAAAGATTTATATACAGCTACAGAAAAAAGGTTAGCAGATAGAGCCGTAGAAATAGCTAAAAATTCTCGACAATGTTGGCTTAGCCCATATGAGCCTCTATTAAATCAATTACCAGATTCATTAATTGCTAAATACCCAAGTTATCATGTAAATATTCAATATCCCTGGGACAGAACATTTAACAAAGAAGATCTACAAACTTCGCAAGTACCAAGATTTGCTGATAATACTTGGGAAAATCTAGATTATATACAAGAAAAATGGCAAGTTACATTTTCTACACCAACAGTTAATCCTTTAGCTATTAATACTTATGGCAATACAGAAGCAGAAACTCAACAATTACATTCTAATGTACGTGAAGATGCTGAGAAACTTTGTAAAGAAAAAATAAAATTAATACGAGAAAAATCACGTATGCAAAATTATTTACAAGATTTAACTGCTAAAAATAGGACTCATAAACAATTACGAGAAGTACTTCCTTCCAGTTTTCATCGATATCTACCTGCAGAAACAGTAAAAAGAAAAGCTATTAAAAAAGAAGCAAGACATGTAGAAGTCCCAGATTTCCTAGGAGAACGCCAAACAATTAATTTATTGGAGGATAACTAATGTTTGAAGTAAACGCAGATCAACTTAAAACATGCCTTATCGAAGACCTTAAAGTAGGTCTTACTCCGATGGTAGCTTCTAGCCCAGGTATGGGCAAATCAGATATTATTCGATCTATAGCTAAAGAATTTAACCTTAAGGTTATAGATTTCAGGGTATCCCAATGTGAACCTGTGGATATGCAAGGCTACCCAGGAGTAGTTGATGGAAGAATGACTTTCCATATACCAGAATATTTCCCAATTGAAGGAGATCCAATTCCTGAGGGAAGAGACGGTTGGTTACTATTTCTTGACGAATTTAATTCAGGAAATAAACAAACTGAAGCTGCAGCTTATAAGCTAATTTTAGATAGAGAAGTATATAAATATAAGCTACATGACAGATGTTTAATAGCAGCTGCTGGAAATTTAACTACAGATAGAGCAATTGTAAATACTCAAAGCACAGCTACTACATCCAGGCTAACTCACTATCGAATGCAGGTAGACCATAAGGTATGGATTGGCTGGGCTAATGAACATAATATCGATCATAGAATTATTTCATTAATTAAATTTAAACCAGAAATTCTACATAAATTCGATCCTCAAACTAATGAGCTAACATTCCCTTGTCCTCGTACATGGGAGTTTGCTTCAAAGATTCTAGTAGGTAAAGATAATGTAGATCATGTAACAAAAATTAGGCTAGCCGGAACCGTAGGTGAAGGCGCAGCCGTAGAATTAGCTACTTATTGTGATATCTACCAAAGCCTACCGACTATTGAAGAAATACTTAAGAATCCTAAAACTGGATGGAAAGTGCCTAAAGAACCTAGCGAAAGGTATGCAGTAACTACAATGCTAGCTCACAATTGTACCGAACAAATTCTTGAAGAAATCCTAATTGCAAATGGCAGACTTCCAAAAGAATTCCAACCTATAACTCTCAAGGACGTATATAGAAGACGTCCTGAATTACGCGATCATCCCTTAATTAAAGATTGGATTGCTAAAAATGCAGCTAATTTCTTTGGAAATTAATAAGGAGAATTATGTCACTAAATCAAGTGAAAATAATTGAAACATTTTTAACATGGTTAAAGAGCTGCCCATTTAAATGTACTATTTCTTCAATGCAAGGCAGCTTTATACATGTCAAATTTTGGTTAGACGAATTAGAAGTTCCATCTAAAAAGGAGGAGTAAATATGCATTTAAAACCTATGCTAGCTGGTAAAGCTACAGATGAACAAATTTCTAAATTATTTAACAGAACAATTAGTAATAAGTTTGGTGAAATGTACGCATCTCCTAAATTAGATGGCATACGTTGTATGATCCAGGATGGAATAGCATTATCTAGATCTCTAAAACCAATACGTAATAAACATATTCAATATATTTTGGGACGAGAAGAATTTAATGGATTGGACGGAGAAATAATTTCAGGAGATCCTACAGCTCATGATGTTTATCGTATTACTAACGGTAACGTAATGAGAGAAACAGGTACTCCTGAATTTACATTTTGGGTGTTTGATAATTTCTTACATCCTTATTCTTACATGGGCAGACAACATGAACTATATCATATTGACCCCACAGGCATACACCCTAATATTAAAATTCTTAAATCAGTAAGTATTTTTAATATGGAAGAACTACAAGCATATGAACAATACTGTTTAGGTCAAGGATACGAGGGGGTAATTCTTCGTGATCCTAATGGTGCGTATAAACATGGCAGATCTACAGCAAAAGAAGGTGGATTAATAAAAGTAAAACGATTTGAAGACTCTGAAGCTACGATACTTGGTATGGAAGAGCAAATGAAAAACAATAACGAAAAGAAAGTTAACGAACTTGGAAGAGGCCAACGATCTTCTCATAAGGAAAACAAAACTCCTAAGGGAACATTAGGCGCTCTTGTGTGCAAAGACAGAACCACTGGTATTCAATTTAATATTGGTACAGGTTTTGATGATGCTACAAGAAATCAATTATGGAAATACAAAAATGGTTTAATAGGTCAAACCGTTAAGTATAAATCATTTAAAATTGGTGTTAAAGATGCACCAAGACATCCAGTATATCTGGGTATGCGGGATGATTCTGATATGTCTTAGGAGATTATTATGACACAACATGATGCTAAAAGGAGAAAAGGATCACGTAGACGAGATAACAGTAAGCGAGCTAACTATGGAGCTAAATTATTTTTTAAAGTTAAAAGATATGATGGTGATGGAAATCTTATAGAAACTGTTTCTCCCGATGATCTTATGGCACGTCCTATTGGTGCTACTCGCAAGTACAAGACTAAATGGGACAAAAGAACACGCAATCTACAACTTGCTAAAACTAACGGTGAAGGATCTAAAGCAACATGGAATAAGGTAGCCGCAGCAGTGAACAGAGGAGCAAGAGTAGACTATAAAAAGGAGAAAGTATGACAACGGATCTAGAAGGTAAATTACTTAAAGCTAAGATAGAGCTAATGTCTAGGTCTCCTTTCATTTCTACAATAGCATTAAGCTTACGTCATATTATCACTGACAAGTGCACTACAGCTGACGTTTGTGGAACTACTATTCGATACAATCCTACATTTCTAGAAAAACAATCAGTAATACAATTTGCTGGACTTATGGCCCACGAATGTTGGCATGTAGCATTTCAACATCTTGCTCGTAGAGGAAACAGGGATCCACTAGTTTGGAATGCAGCTGCCGATTACGTTATTAATTTTATGCTTACTAAAGCAGGATTTGAAATCCCTAAAGGAGGATTAATAGATCCTAAATACGATGAAGAATGGACCACTGATACAGTTTACGAAGATCTCATGAAAGATAAACAAGATTATAGCAATATAATGCTAGATCTAAATGACAGTGGACAAGAAGACCAAAAATTATCTATAGATTCTGAAATTACTAACATTATTGTTAGAGCTAGAACACAATCTTTAGCATCAGGGAAAAATATTAAGGGAGATATCCCAGATGAAATATTAAGGACTATTGATGAGCTACTAAATCCGAAATTACCTTGGCAGGTTATCCTGCATAAATTTCTAGATACAAGAGTTAAAGAAGAATATTCCTGGGCACGTAAAAATAGAAGATACCATAGTGCCTACATGCCTAGTCTACATAGTCATGGTTTAGGAAATTTAACTTTTGCTATTGATACTAGTTCAAGTGTTTCAGAAGAAGAGCTGCAAGAAATGTTAAGTGAAATTAAAGGAATACAACAAACATTTAATCCAGAAAGTATGCGGATTATTGATTGTGATGCTGAAATCCATGAAGTATATGAAGTAACTCAGGGAATGGATATTTTAGATTTAGATTTTCATGGAGGGGGAGGTACATCATTTCTACCTGTATTAAATTATGTAGATAAGCATCCTACTCATGCACTTATTTACTTTACTGATTTATATGGAGAAGAAGAGATGGATCCTGTAGATTATCCTGTTTTATGGATATGCAATTCTGATCATCCACCGGCTACTATAGGGGAAACTGTTTATGTCGATCACTACTGTCCTACTGTGTAAAGAAAATGCATTAGATAACTATGCAGAAATCTCATCACAATATTTAGACAAATTAGAAGCAGCAGGTATAAGTAAAGGAGACGTCCTGCCTTTACCGCTTATATATAATACAGATACAAAGATAGTAGCCAAAACTGCTAAAGCTTACTTAGATAAGCTTATCATAAAGATTCCTGAAACAGTTACTAACATGATTATAGCTGATAGTAATTACTTTAAGGTTATTACTAAAAAAGCTAAAGTTTCTGACTATTACGGTGCAGTGCTTAATGGCGCTTATCCCGGTTATGAAAAATACAGCTGTGTATATATTCCAAATTATAAATCTTTATTTAAACAACCAGAAAATATTCGATTAATTGATGCAGGTATTAAAGCAATCACTTCTAATGGTAATACTCAACTCATAAATTCTGCTGAATATGGTTTTGCTCATGGATCTGACAGAGATATTTTGGATCATCTGTACCAACACCAAGTACTCACAGTAGATATTGAAACTACAGGATTGGATTTACATGACAATTTAATATCTATTGCATTTGCATGGACTAAGCATGATGGTGCAGCAATTGATATTTCAATTACTGGTATCTATTGGCTTAAGGATTTCTTTGAAAAATACAGAGGCCAACTCATATTCCATAATGGTTTATTTGACGTAAAAATGTTAGTTCATAGTTTATGGATGGAACATGATAAAGATTATGAAGGGATGATGCGGGGATTGCATAATTTCAAAACTTTTGACGACACCATGATACTAGCTTATTTAGCTAAAAATGCTACTACTCCAATATCCTTAGGATTAAAAGAGATAGCATTAGAGTACGTAGGCAATTACGCTATCGAACTCACCGATATCACCAAACATACAAAAAAAGAAATACTACAATATAATTTAATTGACGCATTAGCTACTTTCTATGCCTACGAAACTTATATAGAACAATTATCTTCTGAAGCTTATCTAGAAATATTTAAACCTAGTTTATATACTTTAACCAAGATGATGCTGATTGGATTACCAATGAGCTCAGAACGAGTAATGGATGTTCATAATATTTTGGAAGCTAAAAATAAAGTACTACATGAACAAATTCAAGAAAACAAACATGTTAAAAAATTCACTAAAACTTTACAAAGAGTAGCGTGTACAACAGCTAATTCTAAATTAAAGAAATTAGTTAAAACTATAAAAGAATTTTATGACGTTCAGTTTAATCCAAGTAGTCATCAACAATTAGCTCTTTTATTATTTGGTCATTTAAAATTACCAATATTAGATAAAACTAAATCCGGAGCACCTGCTACAGGAGGACAGACACTTAAAGATTTAGCAAATCATACTACAGACCAGGATATTCTAGATTTATTAGAATTTATTCAGGAATTATCTGAAGTAGACAAAATTGATGGGACATTTATTAAAGCTTTTATGAAAGAAACTGATGTCCTTCATGGCAATCTAAAATTAGGAGGAACTCAATCAGGAAGACTATCCAGTAATTCTCCTAATCTAACAAACCTTCCAGCCCATGGCTCTATGGGAAAACTTATTAAAAGTTGTATAGTAGCCCCAGATGGTTGGTTGTTTGCAGGTGCAGATTTCTCAGCTCTAGAAGAACGTATAGGAGCTATTCTAAGTAAGGACCCCAATCGAATTAAGGTATACACCGACGGCTATGATGGGCATTCACTAAGAGCTCAAACATATTTCGCAGATCAAATGCCTGATATAGATCCAACAGATGTAGATAGTATCAATTCTATTCAAAATAAATACCCAGAACTAAGACGTAGATCTAAAGGACCTACCTTTGCTCTACAATATATGGGCACAGCTTATACTCTTCATAAGAGAACCGGATTTCCGATGAATCAAGCTACTAAAATTGAGAAAGCATTTCATGAATTATATAAAGTATCTAAAGAATTCAATAAAAAGAATACACAATTTATGGAAGAACATGGATACGTAGAGTGCGCATTTGGTTTAAAACTAAGGACTCCAATAATATCGCAGTGTATTCTAGGCAATTCTAGAACACCACACGAAGCAGATAAAGAAGCTCGTAGTGCTAATAATGCAATAACTCAATCCTGGGGGATGCTACTTAATAGAGCTATGAATGCAACTAACCGGCGTATAGAAGAAGCTGGCCATAGCCAGGATATTCTTCCATGTAATATGATCCACGATGCTGGTTATTTCATAGTTAGAAATGACCCACATTATATTAAATTTTTAAACGATATACTTATCGAAGAAATGGAATGGAACGATCATAAAGTGATTAAATCTGTAGATGTTCCTATGAAAGCTACGCTAGAAATAGGTAAATCTTGGGATACATTAGTTCCATTAAATAATAATGCAACACTAAAGGAGATTTATGAACTTTTCACAAGATCAGCTTGATGCGATAAGTGGTATATGTGACACGTTACAACTTCACCTAATATCTTATACGCATAAAATAGCTGTTCTTACCGGATCGGCGGGTACTGGTAAGACTACCGTAATAGGAGAAATTATAGAACGAGCTAAAGATATTAACGATATGATCCCAGTAGCTTTGTGTGCAAGCACTCATAGAGCAGCTCGTGTACTAGCCGATACTATAGTATTAATTGGAAAGGACCAAACTACCACTGCGCATAAATTATTTAAACTACGTCCTACTGTTAGTGCTTCAGGTAAAGAATTAATTACATCTTCTGGCAGTTGTAAAATTAAACCAGGATCTTTAGTTATTATTGACGAAGCTTCTATGATTGGTAATTCATTTTTAAAAGCTATCGTAGATATAGTTAAGAAAAAGAATTTAAAATTACTATTTGTAGGAGATAACTATCAACTTCCTCCTCCAAAAGATAAATGTTGTATCTTCGATGGTTCATTACCTACCTTTACCCTTACTACAATTCACAGACAACTTAAAGATAATCCAATTCTAGCTAAAGCTACCGAATTTCGTGAATATATAAAAGGAAATATTAGTGTCGAACCTACACTGGAAAGCTTAGTTAATAATAATGGAAACGGTATTCATGTATTACCACATACAGATTTTGTATCGAAATTTGTTAGTAAATATATGAACTATACTGTAGGAACTTATGTGGATGTGCCTCTATGTACATATACTAACGAATCCGCAATTAATTATAATGCTATGATTCGTAAAGCTTCATATTTTTTAGAAGATGTAGTGCAACCTTTTTATCCCGGGGAAATACTAATTGCTAATAGCGTAGTGATGGAATCCGAAAAAATAATATTAACTAATAATGAAACAATCCGCGTTATGCAATATGAAGATGCAGAATATATGGGTATTCCTGGCTATTTAGTAACAGTACGAGGAGACTTTTGTGAGTATCTTAAAACTGATGTTAAAAAAGTATTCTCACCTATCACGCCTACAGCCGCTAATAAAGTTTTAGCTGAATATAAGAAACAAGCTATCAAAGAAAAAGATAAATCACATTGGGTACACTATTATGATATTAAAAATGCTTTAGCAGATTTACGCCCACCTTTTGCAGGTACGACTCATAAAGCTCAAGGTGGAACATTCCCAGCTGTATTTATTGACAAAACAAATATAGATAAATGTAGAGATAAAATTACTAAAGCACGGCTATTCTATGTTGCTTTAACTAGAGCCAGCGAAAACGTGTATATAAACTCATGAAAAAATATAAGTATTTATGTATAGGTGGAATCATTAATCCTAATATAAAAGATCAATGGCTTCCTAGATGGTACGATATACCATTTGACGAATGTTTATTCAGAAGAGATTGGGTGGATTCTAGCGGTACAATAAAAGATTGGAAAAAAGCAGCTGAAGCAGACTGCGTAATGTTATTAACAGATCTGCCTAAAGGTACTAATTATAAACAACATTTAAATATCCTTAAAACAGAAAGGTTAATATATGGCATTTGAATTTACAAATAAGAATAATGTGTCATTACCATTAGCTGTATTTCTAATGCATGACAATTATGACTATGATAATAGATCTAATTCAATCAGCGCTACAGGTTTACTTAAACCCTTACGTGAAATAGTATTACGAAAGCAAAATCCTGAGTCACAGAAAACTGTAGAAGTCTCAGACTTAATAGCCTCAACTATGGGTAATGCTTTACATTCAGCATGTGAAGCTGCATGGTCAAATCGAAATAACGTAGTAAAAGCTTTGGAATTATTTGGGGCTTCTGACAATGTTATAGATACTCTCAGAGTTAACCCAGAAGAAGTAAACCCCGGGGAAATACCAATTTATATAGAACAACGAGCTGAAAAAGAACTCGACGGATTTATCATTTCTGGTAAATACGATCTAGTTATGGAAGGAACTGTTCATGACTATAAATCTACAAGCACATGGGCTTATGTTAATCAAAGTAATAAAGAAGACTATATTAAACAAGGAAGTATTTATAGATGGTTAAATCCAGATAAAATTACTAATGATTATATACAAATTCATTATTTATTTACAGACTGGAGTATTGCAGAGAAACGCAAATTTAAAAAAGAAAGCTATAATAAAGAAGACTACCCCTCTTTAAAAGTAGCAACTAAATCTTATCCATTATGGAGTATTGAAGAAACTGAAAATTTTATTAAACAAAGATTGCAGGCTATTACTAATGCAATAGCATTACCTCAAGAATCATTACCAGAATGTACTAATGAAGATCTTTGGATTAGAAGAAATACTGAAAAATATAAATATTATGCTAATCCAGCTAAAACAGATAGAGCCAGTAAAGTGTTTGGATATGATAAATATGAACATCCAGAAACTGAGGCTCAGGTACATCTAGCTGAAAAAGGAACTGGAATAGTTAAACACTTTCCAGCTATGGCTATACGATGTAAATACTGCTCAGTTCAGCCTATCTGTTCACAAGCTGCAAGTATGTTAATAGAAGGAAGGTTAGATTTATAAAATTAGGGGGACAATAGTCTTAATGAGGAGCCTTAGAAGCTTAGCCCGTAGGAGTTGGGAGTTGCGGTCGCTCCGTACCCTGTAAAACTGATACTCTGGAAGTAAAGGGTTTATGGCCTGCGAAGCCGAAAGTGGAGGCGGTAGATTCTTAAGATTGTTGAGCGGTGTGTATTCTGGCCAACGTGGTCTGTACATAGACGCTAGTCGACACTAGGATATGCATTGCTACTCCTCTTACTAATTGGTTGGCCAGGAGCTAATACTAGTTTTATGGGTCATTAAAGCGGTAGCGATACATTTGCGTAGCTCACTATCCGCCATTCATTTAAAAGGAGAATATATGAATGTACTTAAATTAGCACAGGACATCCTTAGATGTCAGGAAGTAGTTAGTGAAATAACAATTAAGCATTATGGTCAAAATGATTATAAAGAAATGATTAATAGTATATTCAAAGATATATTTCAAGACTATCTTGAATGCCCCGATAAATTAGAACCTCAAGAAAGACGAATTCCCGAAGCAGGACTTGAACGAATAAGAAAAAGTCAAGGGTACGAATCAAACAAATAATTAATGCCCTTGTAGCTTAGCTGGTAAAGCAACTGTATTCTTCTGAGGAGAAGAAACGGTAAGTCGGTGGTTCGAGGCCACCCAAGGGCACACTATATGCGTAAACATAAGAATACTCTAATTGAGGAATTAACTAAATTACTAGAAGAACAAGACCCAAAGGACTTAGATGAAATTTTCGATCTAGTAGCAGAAATGATAAAAGAATATAAGCATTTTCAATCTAAAAAGGAGAAATTATGATTCATGATATTAGAGTATTTAATTCAAAAGGCGAATTGACTAATGTCATTAATGGACAGAAGACGATGGACGCCAAGTATGAACAAATAGCTAAAAGTATTGCAAAGACAGTTTGGGGGAAATCAATAAATAAAGCTAAAAAGGAGAAAAAATATGGATTCTAAAAAAATAATGGACGAAATAAAAAAAAGCATACCTAGATATAAACATCGTGCAAAATATCAAATGTCTCTAAGTGGTCTAATAAAAGCGTTACAGAGAGAACGCGTTGGGCTACTTGTAAAAATAACTGATAAGCATTACCCAGGTAAATCTCATAGTTACTTTGGGTATCATACTGATTTAGCATTTGAACCAGTTGAAGAACCAGTTACTGTTGCTGAATTCCTTAAGGAATGTGAAGACGCCGTAGGAAAATCATTTATAACTGCAGATCATTTTGATGAATTCTACAAAGATCATGTTATGCAAATTAACGCTCCAGTATGGATCTCTACTTTAGGTCAAGCTAGTCAGAAAGCTATTGTAGATCTCGTACCTACTAATGGTTACATCAAACTAGTTACTGAAAATATTGAAGTAGAGGAGGAAGAGGAGGAGGAAGATGGCTCTGAATAAACAGAAAAAACTAGAATACATAGAACAAATATTAGAAGAAGTTCAGAATGGTTCTGTAGATAGTAAAGAAGATTCAATTCTAATCGAAGTAGCTCTTGAATTTGTTAATGACATAAAAGAAGGGAGTTTAGATGAAGGTACTTAACTCTTGTGATAGTAGCGATAAATTAACTCTCCTGTTAAATATACGACAAGGAACACAATCAACTACATATTCAGTTTCTAACTTACCAGCATGGTACGAAATGCTGGGAATATTCACACTTTATTGTATTGTCGCTATATCCATGTTTTATGCTGGCTTATGGATTGCAAGTAGATACATGTCACCAGGAAGATAATATGACTGATAATGAAATGACAGATGAAGAAATCATAAAAGATAGAGCTAATAAATATGGTCCAGCTAAACGTTGTTTTGAAACATGGGCAACTATGTGTGAAACACTTAATCAATATGCTAAAGAATCAGGCAATATAAATCCTGCACATTTGTATGCTCTAAAAATGAATTTATTAAAAATTGTAAGATCCGCATGGAACCCAAAGATTGAAGACAATTATAAAGATGGAAGAAACTATCTCACAATTGCACATCAATGTACTGAAGAAAAGAAAGGTCAATAATACATGAAAAAATACCATCCATTTTCAGAAAGAATAGTCGATATTTTAACTAAGAAAGTTAACAGCGACAATCGACATTTCTTTAGAATTTTAACCTGTTATTATCTATCTAAAATCGCTTCAATGATGCGATGCAGAATTCAGACAAATGATAGAGATATAATTCCAGTTAATACTTATGTACTCAATTTGATGGTATCAGGTACAGGTAAAGGACACTCTACTAATATTCTAGAAAGAGAATTCGTAGCTTTCTTTAAAAAAGATTTTCTTAATAATGTATTTCCTAAAGAAGCAGATAAAAATTTACAGTTTCTAGCTCAAGAGAAAGCCTCTTGGCGAGTTAATATTGGCCAAACTCAAAGAACTCTCCCAGAAGAATGTGATTATCAATTAGAAGAACTTCAAAAAACTTTTGATAAATTAGGAGAATTAGCTTTTAGCTTCGACAGTGGTACAGCTCCCGCAGTTAAACAAATGCGAGAGAAACTTCTATTAGCTGCAGCAGGTTCTATGAATCTAGAACTAGATGAAGTAGGTTCTAACCTATCCGCGAATACAGACGTACTTAATGCATTTCTAGAATTATACGATGTAGGCTTAATTAAGCAGAAACTTATTAAGAATACTCAAGAAAGTATTCGATCAGAAGAACTACCTGGTAGTACTCCCACTAATTTAATGATGTTTGGTACACCAACTAAGTTATTAGATGGTGGAAAGATAGAAGAAGAATTTAAAGAATGGTTGGACATAGGATATGCTCGTAGATTGTTATTTGGATATACGACAGAGACTCATAGAACTAAATATGCATCAGCAGAAGAACGTTATCAACAGATGACTGATCCAGATATAGCTAATGAAATGGAAGATATCCAAGAAACATTCGCAAGCTTTGCAAAAAGACCAGTTAATTCAATTCTTCAAATGTCAAAAGAAAACCATATTCATTTACTTGAATATCAAATGAGATCTGAAGAAGCAGCAGACGATATGAAAGATCATATGACTATTCAAAAAAATGAATTAAATCATCGTCACTATAAAGCATTAAAATTAGCAGGAGCCTACGCTTTTGTAGACAATGAAACAGAAATTACTACAGATCATCTAGATTACGCAATTAGTGTAGTCGAAGATTCAGGAGAAGCTTTTCATAAGCTTATGAGAAAACAGGGCTCTTATGAACGTTTAGCTCATTATTTAGCTGACATGGATACTGAAGTAACTCAACATGAACTAATGGAAGAATTACAATTTTATAAAGGAAGTGAAGTTCAACGAGCAGAATTAATGAGCTTAGCTATGTCTTTTGGCTATCGTAATAATATAATTATTAAAAAACGAGAGATAGACAATATAGAATTTTTTAAAGGTGAAACTTTAATTGAAACAGATTTAAATAGTTTAACCGTAGCTATTAGTAAAGACATAGCTTACGATTATCAAATTGATCACCCGCCTTTCGACCAATTTTATAAACTTACTACAGCTGATGGTTATCACTATACTGCCCATTCATTTATAAATGGCCATCGTAAAAGTGAAAATATTATTCCTGGATTCGATCTACTTATATTAGATTGTGATGGTGACGTTAAGATGAGTACAGTTAAAGTATTGCTGGAAGACTATACTTTTTTAATGTCTACCACTAAAAGACATACTGAAGAGGTAAATCGATTTAGATTAATATTGCCTTTATCACATAGACTTAAACTAGGTACTCATGATTATTCTAGATTCATGCGTAATATACTTGATTGGTTACCATTTCCTGTAGACGAAGCAGCTAAAGATATCTCTAGAAAGTGGGCTTCACATCCTGGTAAATACGAATATAACCAGGGGAATGTATTAGACGCGACACTATTTATACCAGAAACTAAGAAATCCGATGAAATCAAAGCTAAGCTTACAGCTACTGGCGTTGGTAATATTGAGCGTTGGTTTATAAACCATACTACAACAGGTAATCGAGCTAATCATCTCTACAGATATGGGATGGTATTAATAGATGCTGGCTTAGGTTTAGGAGAAATTGTAGAAAAATTAGAAAATTTTAACAGTAAACTGGAAACTCCATTACCTGAGGATCAATTTAGAAATAGTACTGTTAAGTCTATTAGTAAAGAACTAACTAAACGAGGAGAAAACATCACATGATTAACGACCATCTAGTATTAGTATCAGGTAAATCTGCTTCAGGTAAAAGTGCTAGTTTAAGAGCTCTTGATAAACCTGAAGGAGTTATGTATTTAAATTGTGAAAATGGTAAGAAATTACCTTTTAAAACAAAATTTAAAGAATTAGTAGTTACAGATACTAACCAAGTATATCAAGCATTTGCCGAAGCAGAAAAACCTGAACACAAAGATGTACATACCATAGTAATAGATAGTCTTACATATTTAATGGATATGTTTGAAAGTACTAGAGTACTAACTGCTACTGATTCTAGAGCAGCTTGGCAAGAATACGGTCAATATATGAGACGATTAATGTCACAGATAGTAGCTAAGTCTACTAAAAATGTAGTTTTTCTAGCTCATACTGCAGACGTTTTAAACGAATCTGAAATGATTAACGAAACTATAGTTAAAGTTAAAGGTGCCTTAAAGAATGTAGGCATAGAAAGTTTCTTTAGTACTGTTATCTCTACTAAGAAAATGTCTTTAGAGAAACTAAACGATAAGAATGCCAAATCTAAATTATATAATGTTACACCTGAAGAAAAAGATTTAGGATTTAAATATGTATTTCAGACTAGGATAACTAAAGACACTATACATGAACGTATGCGAGCTCCTATGGATATGTGGAAAGCAACAGAAACATATATTGATAATGATTTACGACATGTAATTAATCGACTTCATGAATATTATAAATAAGGAGATTTATGAGCCATCCAGGTAACGATGAAATTATAGATATTAAGCGAGATAGTCAAACTAATCCACTAGATCCAAAACGATATGCATTAATTGATGAGATGGTACATCATGCTACTAAAATGGGCATTGGAGTAGTGCAAGAAATTGCAGAAGAAACCCTTAAAAGAAAACCAGGGTGTACTGTTAAAGAGCTTATGAAAATTCTAGATCAATACCTAGAACAGCGAAACAACCAAGCTAATACTAATGAATAGTTTTAGCTAATTAATTTAAATGAAAGGAAAGACTTATGAGTGAATGGAAACTTCCAGATGATGTAGTAGAACCTTCTATTGAAGGAGCTGGCGGAGGAAATTTTTTATGGGAATCCGGAGTATATGATACCAATATTAAACTAGCCTATTTAACTCAAACCGCTGGTGGTGCTTATTTTTTAAATGTAGAACTTGAAAAAGCTAGTGGAAATTTTGGGCGTATCAGAGACAAGTGGTGTGTTAAATCTGGTGACGAAAAAGGTAACAAAACTTACTATGTAAGTAAAGATGGTAAGAAGCAACCTTTACCCGGGTATCAAACTGCTAAATCTTTATGTTTATCTGTAACCGGAGAAGATTTCGATACTAATATGACCAAAGTAGAGAAAAAAGTAATTAAGGTCTGGGATTTTAAAGAAGGAAAAGAAATGCCTTCTGAATACCCAGTAATTACTAATTTGATTAATCAGAAAGTTAAAGTTGCCGTTCGTCAAGTAATTGAGGATAAACGAACTCAGAACTCCAAGGGAGATTGGGTTGCCTCTGGTGACACTAAACCTGTTAATCAATGTCAATTCTTCGGTAATATAGATACTGGTAAAACTGCTGAGGAGATTACAAAGAAAAAAGATGCTGCTGCAATGGATAGATGGGCTACTAAGAATACAGGCCTAGTTATTGATAAAAGCACTAAAGGTGCTAAAACACAAGACTCTGCTGCAGGCATAATGGGTGATACTTCTCCTCCTGCTCAAGGCTCTTTGTTTGATAAAGAACCTCCTATTTAATGTTTATCGCAGGCATTGATCCGGGGGCTAATGGAGCAATCGCTGTTCTGGATTCAGAGAATCCAGACAGCGTTGCTCTGTTAGATTTAAAGAAAACTACCATTAATAATATTTATAATTGGTTGCACAGCCAATTAAGATTTAGAAGTGGTGAAATCTGGGTAGAAGACATACATTCTATGTATGGTATGTCAGCTAAATCTAATTTTGGATTTGGTAGAAATCTAGGCACTATATTAGCTATTACTGAATTACTTAAAGGAATTCCACCTAAAACAGTTACTCCTAAAGTATGGCAAAAATACATAGGTGTTACTGCTAAAGGTAAAGCTATAAAGAAACAAGTGGCTAAAATAGCTCAAGGCTTATACCCAACGGCTGAATTACACGGTAAACGAGGAGGCTTATTAGATGGAAGATCTGACGCTTTAATGATTGCCCATTATGGATTAAAACATATGGAGGAACAATGAATATAGATATAGAAGCTATTGTACGTGAAGAAATACGTAATCTAATTAGAGAACAACTTAATATTGGCAATGCTGTAAAGGAATACAAAGAAGACATTAAACCTGCAGTATTTCAAATTGAGGAATCTAAGTATGAATACGAATTCCCACGCGAAGGTAAAACACGCCGTAACGCGGAAGAAATGGCATTACACAAGCAGGAGAAAATACTTGAACGTAGACTTACTCCTGAGGAAAAAGGAGAAATCAAAGCTCAACTTCATATGGACGACTCGGCTGAAAATGAGGCTAAAGAGGAAGCTATTAAAAAAGCACGGATAGATAAGATAGCAGCTGAAGGTATGGCTGCAGCTAATAAAGAACTTGCTGAAGAAGCCCAAAATACCAAAGGGGTAGAGGTCAAAGAGGAAGAGATAACGGACTCAGCGGCATCTGACGAGGCCCAAATTCCCAAAACTGGCGATTTACCTATGATTAACCCTTCTTTATTCACTAAATCCAATGACTGAACAATTTAGTAGAGAAACCTATTTTAAGACTTTAAAAATAGTTGAAGAACTTAAAGCTGAAAAAGAACAGGAAAAAAGAGAAGCTGAAGAAGCTGACGAAATACTACGAGGATTATCTTTACCTAGTTCAGATAGTAGTCCAAAAGAACCATTTACAAAAAAACTTAAGGCTTTCTTAATAGCTGCTTTAGTAATAACAGTAGCCTTAATTATTTTAGCAGGTTCTGTAGTAATTATCCCAACTGTACTAGTTATGGTAATATTCTATTTACTATTTTATGCTGCAAAGACATCAATTAAATAAATCTCTGCCTTCATTTTTTACTATATCAAACAAGGTAACATTGTTAGCTTCGTCAAATAGGTCATCTGTTTGAAGCAGATTTGGAGTAAATCTGCCTGCTAACCAGGAACTATTTACATTTCCTAATACAGATATACCAGTAGTATGCTGAACTGCAGCTGCTAGTGCTACTCCTGTAGGACTAGATGCAGCTAACTTCCTAGATGCTCTGGCATTACGAAGATAGTAAGAAAGGAATGACGTGGCTCCTACAGCTTCTAATGCTTCTAATGCTGGGACAAGAGCTTCATCAAATACTACAAATCCATCTAAAGATTCGTGCATTACATCATTAAAAGGTCGTCCTTTTACTTTAGTACCATGCTCAATCATTACGTACCGAGCTAAGAAATCCGTTAGCTGCACTACATGACGAGCATATTGATAAGGCTTACTGCCTTTAGTCATAAATACAAATCTTGCCACATCTCCTAATTCAGAAGGCATCTTATCTATAAACTTCTGCGCTTTCGGGAAAGAATATGGAATAGTCTTCTGTAATTTATTCAACCATCCATCCGTCTGAGCATCATTAATATCCTCAACAATAAGAGAATTTAATCCAGCCTTACTCATTCTATGAATTAGATTACCTTGAATACGATCATCTAATTGACTCACCTCAATAGCTTCTGGACTTGTAACAGTGTCTAAGTTTTGTGATTCAATTTCGTGTTTAAGCGTTGTACGTCTTTCCGTATCTTTACGGTATTTGTTATATTCATGTATACCCTCATAGATTTTATGGAAGATATAATCTAATGGGATCTTCCTCATCATAAGCTGGTAGATATTAGACATCATATTGCCTATGACTACTTTAGGCATAGCAATAACTACTCTGTTTTTACCGTACCCAACAGTTTGTTTAATTGCATGATGAGTTATTCCTGCAACTCTTTTGGCAATACGTTTAGGACTGGTATCCTCCTCTTGAAGCATCTTTAATTCAGATAGATCAAAGGCTTTATAGCCAAATACCTTATCAATAATATCTTCCCTAATAAAGAACTGCCCACCTACTGCATACTCGTTCATATGGTCTCTGACGGCTTTAGGAAGCTTTCTATAACGATCTATGTATGGAGAGTCAGGATCCATAATATCAATCCAATGTAGGTCTGGATTAGCTCTCATCATATCCATTTGTTCATATACTAGAAGCTCTACAGTCTTCTTATCACTCTCAATGGTTTCTTTACGATCCACAGCTGAAGACCTCATGTGAGCAAAAACATGGTCAATTTCTAAATCTGGACGAATAATCTGCTCTACATCTGCATGATTCATCATTACCCGATAATCAGTAATATTCCCGGCTTGGTCTCTAAGAGGACGCATGGTTAATTCGTCATTCCATACTTTGTTTTTATTAGCTTTAGCGTCTCTACTCTTTTCTTTAATAAACTTCTGGACTCTAGCTTGTATTAGATAGAAGTCTGGTTTGCCTTCATTAGGACCTTTTTTATGCCAGAATGCAGGATCTCTAACTAATATCTCAGTTAACGTGGTACCCATGTTTCTCTGGTTAGTTGTAGACATTACACCTGATACATCCGTAACTTCTGGTGTAGTACGCGTAACATACATTGTATCAATGGTTTGTCTACCATCTATCTTCTTTACTGGGTAGCTTTCAGAATAACCTAATTGTTTCATTTCCTTTTTCTGGTCAGCTCTACCCATTCTAATATGAGTAAAATTATCTACACGTTCTACGATATAGCCTTTAACTAGCTGCATTTCATTCTCTTCAAAGTTCTCCGCGTGTACATTCTGTTTATATGTATGATGACTCTTGAGAAGATCACTTATGCCATTACGATCAAAATCAGCCTCAAATTCGGCTTTAGCTAGCTTTAAAACGGCTTTATTATGGGTAGTATCTGTATAATCTAAAGCAGATAACGTGGAATACATATCTAATAGATTTATTTCGGCAGTAGTAGGATTGGTGAAATACTCTGCTGCGATAGTACGTACATTAGTATGAGAATCATCTAGTCTAGTATTTCCTGTAGCAATCCAATATCCTAATTCCTTTGCGTAACTAAGAGGATCTGAGCTATGAGAAAGTTTAAGCTCCGCAGCTATTCTAGCTTTTAGTGTATCTCTTCTGGCTTTACCAGTATGGCCTATAAGATCCACAATCTCAGCAGGGGTCATGGCCCACTCATTACCTTCATTTAAAAGAACAGATAGATCAGTTTGAAATAGTACCCTAGTTAAGGCTACTTTCGTTTTGGCGTCTATTCCATGCTTGTCACCTTCTTTAACTGATTTCCAGATACCCTCTATTTCTTCTTCCTTATTTCCATTAAACCAACTCATTGTAAATGTCTCTGCTTGCTGACGAGCTTTGGATATATTAACTTTTACATAGAGTAGTTGTTCAATCATTTCTTTGGTGAGAGCACCGTCTCCAATTTCACTGGCGATACCTCTCATTGTTTTACTTAATCCTTGATCTATTTTCTGTCTAAGAGCTATAGTTGCGTCATTAGTGTTCATAATGCCGTAAATTCCGCCACCGACAATAGTAGCAGCTTGTCTAAGAACACCTACGTTTTCGCCCTCCTTGCCTTTAATCTTAAGAAGTACATTCTCCCCAGTTCGTTTAATAAATTTATCTGCAGCATCTGCATTATTGTAAGTGTACGCACTTAACCTGTCTAACATACTTTCATGTTTAGCTTGAGTAGCTACTAGATGCTCAGTAGCAGCAAGTATTTCTGCAAATGCATTTTCACTCTTAGCTACGTAAGTTCTGCTACCGAAGGAAGATTTCAAGAAATTCATTATAGAGGTAATAATACCTAGTATCTTATCTAGAATTCCTTCTCTTACAGGTTTAGGCTGAGTCTTGAGATACTCAATTATTTGTCGGTTAGTTGCAGCATAAGCTAAAAATTCATGTAGTCTATTCTTCTCTTTACCCGCAAATACATAATCGTATTGCTTCTTAGCCATAGCTTCATCATTCTTAGAAGGAGTATCAATTCCTGTTAAGAATACTCTCCACGGCTCGCCTTTAAACTTAGGATCTGCACTCAAAGCTCTTTTAGTTTGGAGATAAACTCTATGTACACGATCAGCAATTAAAGGATTTTCTCTTATAGCGAGAGCTGTAGTAGCATGCAGTAATTCATGAACATAAACTTCCTGCGGGGATTGATTAACGTTAAATGGTGCACCGTTACTCAGATTTACTATCATAGCTTTATTAGCTATGTCATATTCACCTTGAGTAATTCCGTTAACTTCCTGTAAGGTTAATTTAATCCCGCCTATCTCAGTAATTCCCTCACCTAAAATATCTAAAACTGTCTCCAAGGTTTCAGTATGCCCAAGCATTTCCTGAGCATTAGCATAGTATTGCGCCGAAAATCCTTTAAATTTGTTAAATAATCTCTTGAAGTTACCTTCTTCAATGCCCCCAAGATCCTCTGGATTTTTAGTTGGAACTTTTGGTAAATCATCCATTGATTTAAGATCATCTTTTGCTGCGTCATTAATGTTATCTTGCAATGGAGGATCTTGAAGATCTTCGATATCTTCTTTTATTTTTATATTTTCTTGTAGTTGTTCGCCTGTTCCAAATGACAGATCACCTGAGCCAACTAGTACAAGTCTGTTTCTTGGCCGGGAAGTAGCAACATATAATGCCTTTACTCTAGTTAGAAAATCAGGACCCCATCTTTTAATTTCTCCTGTTTTTGTGTCTGTACTATCTTGTGCACTACGCATAATATTTTCGTAATCAACATATACAGTATCGTAAGTACTACCTTGTGCTTTATGTGCATTAATTAAATATGCTGCACCTATACCCTCTGTAAACATTTCTTGAGCTATTCTATTTTCTTCTCCACTTCCTTCTTCATAGATCTTGCCCTTTTTCATCGCCTGTTTTATAGCGTTTTTAGAGGTAGGATGTTCTAATACTATGCTGTATGGTTTACCTTTATCTGTTTTAACTTTTAAAATATTTACAGGAATCCCTTCGTAAGTAGGAGAATTGTCTAATATTCCGTCCTTGTAACTAGTATTAGTTTCTTTTTTCAGCTCAGCTACTACAGTTACTTCATCTCCATTATGTAAATCTTTAGTAAATTTAATAGTACTTCCGTCAAGTATAGCTATAGCATCATCTAATACTACTCGTTCACCTACAAGAAAAGGCTTTGTTTCTACATCCCCAGCAAAGAAATCATCAAAAAGTTTTTCACGAATTTTTGCACGAAGCTGTTTAGTTCTTGGATGATCTGCATTATTGTACTGAATGAATTTAACATTCTTTTCATTATTGTTATCTTTAGCTTCTTTATATTCGTTAGCAAAACTTTCAATTGTTGAATCTGTCGGGAATGCCTGTAAACTCTTCATTCCTTTAATTCTTGTAACTTCAGTTTTTTCATATTTAACATTTTCATTATTGATATTTGGTAATATGAAATTTAGATCTGAATTATTCCAGAGTTTTTTATAATTTTCATGTCGTTCATGAATCCACTCTGCAACGTTAGCAAGAATATCAGTAATACCTAAAATAGGATTACCTTCATCCTGTCTCATACGTTGATTAAGTATGGCGTAATGGGCTTTAATATTTATAGGGACTCGTTCTTTTTGGTTAATTTCCATTACAGTGTCGAATACTCGAGCTACATCTACAGTCCCTTGACCGCCCTTTTCTATAGGAGGTAATTGAACATTGTCTCCCATAAACAATAAACGTATATTTAGTCTTTTTGCCATTGAAATTAATTCTTTTGTTTGGCTTTCATTTACCATTGAAGCTTCATCAATAACGATTATTTCAACATCTTCTAAAGACTCTTCTTGTTCAGCAGCTACGTTTTCATTTGTTTCAAATACTTGATACCATTTGCCAGTTTTCTTTCCGTTTTTCATTACAGGTAAACTTTTTGGTACTTTTCCTAATAAACCTGCAAGTGTATCAAAATTCTCATCTGTATATTCTCTTCCTCTACTAGCAGCCTCTCTAATTACTTGTTTAGCTTTATGCGTAGGTAGAGCAAATCTAATTTGATGCGGTTCTAATGGTTCTATACTAAAATTACCATCTGGAATAGGCTTTGAAA